AGTACTACAACTAGTAATTTTGCAGAAATATTAGAATATCTAAAAATATTGGAATCAAAAATAAATGTATTATCAAGAAAGATAGATAGAATGAGTAAGAAATTATAAATCATCTATGTCTTCATCTTTATATTTTAATCCTTTCCATCCTTTGTTATCAATTGGATAAGCACCCAGCATCTTCTCAAAGTATGCTTTGATTTGATTTCTGTCTGGTCTCTTTTTATTTTTTGGTACATTTTCAGCAGCCCAGACTCTGAAATCGTTATATAAATTAGTAATATTAATTCTATCATTGGCTGCATTTTTATCAACTATAATTCTATCATTGATAAACTGCCCAATAAGATCATTGTTATTTTTGTAACTTTCAGTTGCAATTCTAACCTCCATAGGTTCTGGAATAGAATTTGGATTAATATTTTTATGCCTTTCTATCAACATACTAACAAATGGTTCTGCCCATCTATCAAATTTGTCTGTTAGTTCAAGATCCATTGCAAACTCATTAGGTTTAGTAGGATTTTCGCAGAATTTAGATGTAAATTCTATAACTCTAATTCTTCGCCATGTGCCTCCATCATCACTTGGCACTTCTGGCAATTCATTGCAAGTAAGAATCATCTTAAATTGTGGTTTAAATTCATAAGGTTCTTTGTATAATCCTCTTGTAAGAATTCTATCATTACCTGATAATTCTTTCATAAATCCAATATTTATTTTGTCTTGATCACTTGGTTCTTGCATTACAGCAAATCGTCTTCCTTTTGTTCTTTCTAATTCACTCTGTGCACTATTAGAAGCAGCACGTTTCTGTGTAAGTAAGGCGATGGGTAGGATACAATAATAATCACCTATACTTTTTTGCACCAAATCTAGTAATCTAGATTTACCATTACTTCCTTGTCCTGTAAATATATAGAATCTCTCTTGAGCAATACTTCCGTCTAATGTGCAAGCCAATACATCAAGTACATATTTTTTCACTGCTTCTACCGTAAATATCTTGCTAAAGAATTCATTGATTTCTTCAAATTCAGGTAAATCATTATTATATCCAATATAATTAATTTTTGCTGAATGAAATATATAATCATCAGGCATACCATCTCTGAACAAATGCATTTTGAGATCATATACACCGTTCGCGAATCCTAAGAGATGCGATCTACTATCTAGTAACTCATCAAATTTTTCATCCATAAACAAGCATCTCAATTCACGCATGATATGATCTTTAAATGTAGCATTTTTAAGTTGTTGTGCAATCTTAAGACATTTCTTTGCTCTTTCTGAAAATAAATCTTTCTGTTCTTCTGACATTTCTGCGTATGTTTGACTATTCCAATAATGAGCCCTTTCAATAAATTTTTTGCATATATCAGTGCTAAGTATATTTCGCAATACAGATCCTTCAGTAGTTATTTTCCATCGATGTTTATCCTTATTATAATGATACCATAATGTTTTATTTACAGTTTTTACTTCGTCTTTATAAATTGCTTGTACAACCTTAGCAATATCATAATGGGCACCGTCGCTTCTTATACACAATTCAATAAGAGGAGTGACAGAATCGTCAATAATTTCATTATATTTGATGATATTATCTTGTTTAGCCCACCATTTTAATGTGCCTATACCCATATGATCCTTGCGCATTTTATTCCATAGTTTCTGACATTCTCCTTCAATATACGAACTTCCTATTTTCGAAAACTCTATCCATGTATCTAACAATCTATAGTCAATATTACGCAATACCCATCCTAAGTTTATCCAATCTTCATATTTCTCTGCTCGAGTATTTGATAAACATTCTAATACTAATCTTCTTATGATAACTAAATCATCATCTGTAGTATAGTTTTTATTGATATTCAATGATTTTGCAAATATATTATTATGCAATTTAGTCTTATATTTCACATCTATAGTAGGATGCACTAGTTTTATGTATTCTTCTATTTCGGAAATATAACTGTCTAATATTGGGGTTCTTGATACATCTTTTTTTCGCATAGAGAATAAATTAATGAATCCTATTTCATCAGTTGCCGTAACTGGATTCGTACATAATGTTATATTATCATCCTTAAATCTATATATCTGTGATACTCTATAACAATCTGTTTCTAGTTTTTTACTTCCATACATTAGCCAACAATTTACATCTATAATAGCTTTATCAATAATAGATGCATAATCATTACAGATAGGCAGTGATGTAAATATTTCTTGTGCTATATCAAGAATTTTTTTACGAATGAAATGCTGCACATTGTTGGATACTATTATATGAGGGAATACAATATGAATGCCATCTTTTACTTTATTTCTGCATTCGCTTGGCCTTTGTTTTTCCATCACATAGACAACATTACAATCATCCGGAACTGATATATACTTATTAATAATTTTGAAATAATTTAAAAGTATTTTTTTAACATGTTCAACAGTATAAACACGTTTCAATACCTTATCCTCTCCTATTACATAACTATTTTCATCTACAGGAAAGCGAAAATCAAGATCAACGCGAAGCGGGCTAGGATCAATGGGTTTTTCAGTATAGTGCAGAGATATACCTTTAGTCAAAGCTAGGCCATAAAGATTCATAAATTTATCATAATCTTCATCACTGATAAAGAATGATGCTTTTGGATTACCAAGACTTGTATGAGTGTAAGGTTTGCCTTTTTCTACCTTATGCTTGTTTATGAAAGAATTAAGGTCTTCCTGTATCCCCATATTTAGATATATGTCTTAATATATATATATCAATTTTATTTTATATGTATTTGCGTCTTAATTACAAGAACGTTACTATTGAATTTGCTTACCAGATATGTAAGGATCTGTAGTTATTTTATATTTATAAAATAAGTATTCATTTTTTTATTTTATATGTATTTAACAGGAACATGCATGATACTGTAAATTGTTATTGTAGTCCTGCAAATATAAATGAGAATCATTTTTCAGAAATGTCATTAAAAAAAATGGTGGAAATATGGAATTTAATAGGAAGTAAAAAAATAAAAATTTCCAAACCCGAAATTATGTACAAAAATTTAAATAATGTACTCAAACAATACACTGTTGAAGATAATAAATATTGGTTATGGTGTACAATATTAGATAGATTAGTAGAAATGAAAATAAAAGGGAAAAAACAATTAACTATTAAAAAAGCATTAAAAAATATATGTAAAAAAGAATTAAAACCAGAAAAACCAGAAGCGTGGTATAGAAATCCTAAAACTTGGCTATCCAATTATGATATTCAAAATGTAATGGTACAATATGAAAAAACTAAAAAATATAAGTATGTATTTTTAGGTGTATTTCCAATCGATTTTGCAGTTAAATCTATGACTGGCAACTGTATGTATAGTAGCATATGTTCAATTGATATAAAGAAATATCTTAAAAAAGGCAAAAAGTTCATTGGGCTCATTACAAATTTAGATAAACACGACGAATCTGGATCACACTGGACATCAACATTTTTAGTGATAGATCCCAATCTTCCCACATATGGCGCATATTATTATGACAGCACTGGTAATACTATACCATCATATTTATTTGATTTCATTAAAAATGTGAAACTACAATGTGAATACTTAAACCCAAAAAAAGAGTTTGTTATGGTTCAAAATAAAAAACAACATCAGCGTAAAAACACTGAGTGTGGTATGTTCTCAATGGTATATCAAATTCGCTGGATTAATAAACATATTGTTAAACATAATAATACATCGCTTACTGAAATAACAGGCAACCCTTATATAGATGATGATAATATGTTAAGATTGCGAGATTATTTATTTCGACCAAATAGCAAGATGGAACTTAAGCGATTGGGGACAATTTAAATCCTTAAAGAATGTAAAGAGGATGTCAGCAGATAAATATTATACATTGTCAATCGTTGCAGAAAAATGTTGTAATGTACTCAAAAATGTACTCAAAATAGATTATGACAAAGATTTGATTATTGAACCTAGTGCAGGACAAGGAGCATTTATAAAACCAATATATAAATTATGTAAAAATAGTATTTTTATAGACAAATATCCTATGCATAAAAATGTGATAAAAATGGATTATTTAAAATTTAATGTAGATGTTTCCAAATTCAAAAAAGTACATATTGTTGGAAATCCTCCATTTGGGTTCAAGGCATCTATGGCAATCAAATTCATAAAACATTCTGTTAAGTTCTGTGATACAATTGCATTTATTTTACCAAGAAGTTTTGCCAAGTATAGTATGCAAAAAAGTATGCCATTAAATTTTCATCTCGCAAGATCAATGTCAATACCACAATATGCATTTCTTTATAAAAATAAAAAATACAATGTACCTTGCATATTTCAAATTTGGGTTAAGAAATATAAATTGCGTCGCAAATTACAAAAAATAAAAACAATTGGTTACAAATTTACCAAATATAGTAAAAAAGCTGATTTTGCTGTAAGAAGAGTTGGTTCAAAATCAGGACATATATTTATAGATAATATTGCTAACAAAAATAAAAATAGTCACTATTTTATAATATTAAACAGAAAAAGTGATATAAATAAAATAAGAAATATTTCATCCAAAAATATTAAATATACAACAGGGCCATTTAGTATATCTAAATATGATATAATTAAAAATTTGAATAAAAGACTTTTGTAGAAATTTGTTGAGGTTTGTCAAAAAACTGACAAAAAATATTCAAAATAGATTTGCTTCATGATGGAGTCCTTAGTGGCAGACTTATTACCATACCAAAAAGAAGCAGTAAATTGGTGTTGTGAAAAAGAATCCAAATGTTGCATTTTAGCATATGAGATGGGTTTAGGCAAAACTGTAATAACAACAGCAGTAGTCGTACAAAAGCCAGTAAAAACATTAGTGATGGTACCTGCTAGTTTGTTAAATCAATGGAATGGCGAACTCAATAAATTCATTAAAAATGCAAATACATTCATATATCATGGTAACAATAAAAGCAAAAGGCGAATTGAAAATGCAGATATCATACTGTCCACACCAGCTATTATTGCTAATGAAATGAGAAATAGTACATATTCGCGAAAGTTTAAAGGGATCAAAAGATGGGTAATAGATGAAGCACATAAATTGCGAAATATGAAAAGCAAGACATATAAAGGCTTAAAATTACAATCATCTACCATCCAAAACAAAATATTTCTTACAGGCACACCAATATGTAATACATCAAGCGATTTAATATCACTAATATGTTTGTCAAATTATGACGTTTATAATGATATGTACCTTTGGAAAAATATGACAGATAGTAAAAGATACAAACAGTTAGAATCTATAATTCCAGATGTTCTTTTACGTAGGACTAAAATTGATACTATATCATGTATGTTACCAGATATATCAATACAAATGATTGAACTTAATGTGGAAACAGATATACAAAAATCTACTTATAATCATTTCATCGAAAGAGAAGACGAAATATTAAAAAAAATATTACGTACTCGACAGTCCTTAAACAATGCAAAACAATTGATCAATGATTTAGATGAACTTGAAGATCTCAAAGATGATGATAGTAAGCAAGAAATATCCATTAAAATCAAAACAATAAAAAATATCATCAGTAATATTCCAGCAAATGACAAAATACTTATATTCTCCTTCTTTACAAAATGTTTAAGATCTATATATGACATTTTAGATATACCTCTTAATACAGAAAGGGACATATATATAAAACTATATACAGGAGATACTCCTATCACAGAAAGGGCTGAAATAATAGAAGAATTTCGTAAAAATGAAAATACTAGAATTATACTGATGAATCTACGTACAGGAGGTGTAGGATTGAATTTAGTTGAAGCAAATCATGTAATTTTAGTAGAGCCTTATTGGAATGATGCTGAAGAGCAACAGGCTATCAATCGTGTATATAGATTAGGACAGATAAAACCAGTATATGTTTATAAACTGTATGTAAAGAATACTATAGAAAAATGGTTATTATCCCTGCAAAAAAATAAGAAAAACATTGCAAGTTATTTCATTGATAAACTCAAGAATAAGCCAATTGCAGAAGATTTAATATCACAACGCGAATGTGTTCGCAATTTGTTTAGACAAATAAAATATATTTGTTTGCCAGATTCTACAGAAGAGATAAAAGAAGTAGAAGCATTATTACAAGAGTTTGAAATACCAGATTTGATATGATTATACATTGTATTATATATATATGTTTTGTGTTTTTCATAGTGTATGTACATGAAAATGATATAAAAAATAAACGAATTCATCAAAAATTGAAGGGATTTGTTTGTGTGTATAGAGGGAAATGCAGACAACCGAGCAAGATATTTCAGGTATTGAAAACATTCAAGAAAGATTTGATAAATGCGAATTCAACAAATGGGTAAAATTATTGCCAATTGATAAGACTATATTGTTCGACAACTATGATCAAAAGGAATGTTTTGTTCACGTAGCTGATATTGTGCTTGACAATGAAATTTATGTAGATGGTAAAAAGAAGGGAGAAAAAAAGAGAAAGACTGTTATACAATTTGTACCTACTATTAATACAGACGATTTCAAGGCTAAAAATGAATGGTTGTATCTATTAGTAGTTAATAATAGAATTGTAAAGATTGGAGGAACACGTGTGGGGTTGAAAGGAAGAGTAGATAGTTATTTATGCGGCCATCATATTCAAGAAAGAGGAAAATCAGGAGATTGCTCAAAAACGAATGCCTTTATATATAATACGCTTGACTTCTATTTGCAGTTAGGTTGCAATATTAAAATGTATGGATACAAATTGCCCAAGACAGAGTTTGAAGTAACTATTATTAACAAAACGAAAAAAGTGGTAGCACAGACATATCACGCATACGAGAGTACATTTTTAGAAGAATACAAAAGAAGTTATCATAGCTATCCTTTGCTAAGTGATAATTGTGATCCAGATTACAAAGATGATTGATTACATATTATTTGTGATATATTGTATTTCATCATCTGTTATATTGAAATATTCGTAAATTTGTTTGTGATCACATTCACAATCTGGTATAGGAAAACTTTGCAATATTCTTATGTTATTGAAATTACCCCATCTGCAAATGTTGTTGATAAATGTGTATAATGGATGTTGTAAAATGCTTGCATATGTTTCTGCTTCTGTTTTGTTTTTACACATTATAAATACAATAGACTGTGTCATACCACAGTTATCTACAAATACTTGATATTTGTCAGTTGTTGATATAAAGACTTTATATCCTTCTTGATAAATATGAGGAATTGATGCATATACTGTTTGTGTAGGTGTATGGATCAATTTATATTTAAATTCATCTGTTTCTTGTGTGTTGATATATTTAGCTTTTGTATATTTATGTAAATAACTACTTGTTTTTATTTCAAATTTATTATGATGGCTATATAGAGTTTTAGATAATATATTTTGAACAGTGGCAGTGTATAATAGTGGTATAAATTTTTGCTTACAAGATATAACTTCACTGCTATAATTCTTCTTTTTCCAAATTCCTTCTATACATATATTCCTGTATGCTTTGCAATTCTGTATTATATACCAAGTAAAACTTGAACCTATTTTTTTGAAATATTTTTTTGCTGTATGAATATTTAAATATACAATTTGTAGATCAGTAAGTCTTTCAATAAGAGTATTTCTATCCGCGTAAGACATCCAATTATCAGGTGTAATAAATAATAAATATCCGTCAGGTTTTAATAATGCTAATGATTTTTCTATAAAATCTTTAATAAGATTATGATTTTTAGAAGCTCTCTTTCCATTTGCTAATATTTTTGCATAAGGAGGATTTGCGACAATGAGATCATATTTGTCATTATATTGTTTTGATAAATAATCATCACAAGTAATATTAAGATTATATTTATCTCCGCAAAATATATTTTGTACATTTTCTAATCTTGATTTGTTGATATCATTGAATTCCAATATATTTTCTAAAATACATTCCTTTGTATGTCCTTGTTGTAATAGTTTGAAAAATATAGGAAGTGCAAAGTTACCATTACCACAACATGGATCCAATATTTTAATATTACTTTGTTTCCATAATTCTTCAGGAAGTTTAGATATCATTTCAATAATACAATCAATAGGTGTTGGTTCATCGTTTGTAGAGGCATATGTACTTTTGTCTATATTCAAAACTTCATCGTAATATTTTTTGAGCTCTATAAAAGTATTGTTATTAATGTTAGACATTATATAAATAATAGTATATTATAATTCATTTTTTTATTTATTACATTCTTTGATATCCTCTTTTTGAAGATCTACTATGTAATTCTTGTATAAATGATTTGGGTGATGTAGTTAGCGATGTTGTCAATCTAGGTGATCTTGGTGATCGTTTTCTGTTTGATTGATAAGGGATAGGTGAATTATAATGCGCTTTATTAAATATTTCTGTACTATTTTGCTGTAATTTATAATCATTTAATAATGTAATAAATAAATTATTCAAATAAGTATTATCATATTCAGCATGAAGTAAAACAGATTGAATAATATCTTCACATTCTTTAGTTTTGTCTAACTTTGATATTACACATTGAATATGTTCTACTGTTTTATTAATTAGTTCATCATTTTCTGTATATGTAATTATATCACCTGCATATACTAGCTTCCATTTATCATCATCCTTAATAACATATGAATAATCTATTAAATTCAATTTATATTCATCGGCTAAAGTTGAATAATCATTTAAACTTAATTTACGAAAATATATTGTTATAAAAGAGTGATTTATAGCAATAATAGGTTCAGATGCATTAATAAATGAAATATATTTGTTTGGATAAAATATTATAAATTTATTATTACTTTCAAAAATAAATATATTTTTTTCCACACACCATTTTAATAAATAAGTTTTAATAAAACTATTTATAAATGCTTCATCTAAATCTATTGAATTACTAGATATATGAATCAAAAAAGATTCTAATATTTCACTTTTTAAAAAAGTTTTCATTAATTCTTTTTTTCCATTAAACATTGTACTATATGTAGTATAGCCTAGTATATTATTAGGTGTTATATATGATTTTACTTCATATTTATTATTGATACTGATATTGTGAAAAAATTGTTTAGTATAATCAGTATCACTTCTATCGTCAATAGTATTATATTTTGAATTATAGCTTATAATACTATAAGTTTTTTTCTTGTCATCACTATATGAAATTTTCAAATCCTTATTATTTAAAGATTCTAATGTTTGTTTAAATTCACTTGAATTTTGATCAAGAAAATGTTCAAGTAAATTATACATAGTTTTTGTATATTTGTCTTCGTACAAAATTAAAGGATGTTGTGCCCCTCCTTTTTTTATAAGTTTCTTTTTATATGAAGTATATGTTATATAAATACCTTTGTGTTTGATATATAATTTTTTAGAATTTTTCTTAACATATAAATTTCTTTTTTGATTATTTATAACTATACTTTTAATTTTTTTATACATTCTATATCATATTTTGAAAAAAATATAACATTTAAGTAAATGGATACACTGAATAGTCCATATAGTCCTATTTATATTTCATCAAAAAATATTCAACCAAATATCTTACCTAATCAAAGCATTAAACCAGGTGAAAATATTAAACCTAGTCAAAGTGTTAGAAGAAGCGATAGTCAAAGTGTTAGAAGAAGCGATAGTCAAAGTATTAGAAGAAGCGATAGTCAAAGTGTTAGAAGAAGCGATAGTCAAAGTGTTAGAAGAAGCGAAAGTATTAGAAGAGGTCAAAGTTATATATTTAAAGAAGGAAATAAATGCAACAAAATATTATTATGGGCACAATATGCACCAAATTGTTGGTTGAATGCATTATTTACAACATTATTTAGAAGCCAGAGAAGTGTACAATTATTGAAAAATACTTTACTAAAAGATGGTACTGTGTTTCAGAAATTGGCATATAATATAGTCAATTATAAATTTATTGCATCAAAAGAGAGAGAAAATGATAAAAAGTTTTTTGAGAGAATAAAACCAGAAAATATATATAAAATATTACACAATGAAGATAAATATTATTTTGTAGATATTGATTCTGGTAAATATGGATCAAATGATGGTAAATCTATCTTTCTTATTTCTAAATTATATGAATTATTAGGGTTCAAATGTCTAATTTTAGATGTAGGAAATAACGAATTAGTATATTATAGTCTAAAAAACAATATTACCAATATTAAATTAAATGAGAATAATAGGAGTATTTGTGAATATGATGAAAATATAGAAAATATACAAAAAAACATTGATAATAAATTGTCAAATCCTGATGTTTTAATTTTATATAATAATAAATTAGATACTAATGATAAAAAACTTTTTGAAGATAATAAATTAATAGAAAAAATTAATAGATTAATACCAGAATCATTGAATACATCTATTACATCATTTAAAGATACATTTTATTATAATAATAATTCTTATGAATTAGACTCTGTTATTCTATCAAATTATAATATAAAAGAAAAACAAAATAAAATAGGACACGTCATAGCAGGTATAACTTGTAACAATAATAAATATGTATATAATGGATGGTTCAAGCAAACATATGATAATAATATTGACAGCAATTATGAATTAAGTGATGAACCATGTCCTTTAATTGAATTTACATGGAATGTTAGACAAGAAAACGAATTTTGTTTAAATAGTAAAGAATGTACCCTACCTACAGTTTATGAAGAATCTATTAAAGAACAAAATTGTTTTGATTTTTCAAAAGGACAAAGGATAATGATTTATATAAAAAAACAAGATACAAGTTACATGCAAGATTTTAATACACCTCAATATAAATCATTAAGTTCATTTATGAATAATAGTTATATAAAACAAATATTGAATGATAATATAAAATCAATTGAGATAAGAAAAACTGAAATAATAAATATACAAAAATGTATTAACAATATATATAATTTAATTAAAGAAATATATGATCATAAACATACCACACTAAGAATTTTCTGGAAAAAGAAATCATTATCAGATGATATAAAAGAAAAGCTTACTAAATATTTAAATAGTGATGACGAATATGATTTAAACAAACATGTAATGAAATTCAAAATTATATATGGTGGTGGTACATTACATGATGATAATAAATTGAAGGATGAAATTATAAACACATTACAATTATATGATATTGAAATAAAAAAACATTTTGAAAAATTTAACTTATACAAAAATGAAAATCAATTGAACACAAGTTTCAATAATTTACTTAAAAAAATTAAAGATGATAAAGTTTTTTTGCAAATTAAGGATATTGGATATCTATCAGTATTGTTACCTATTATAGAAAAACTAAAAGAACAAATAATTTATATAATAGATAATTGTATGCAAATAGAGAATGATAATATAAAAACAAGTAAATTAATAATCTTACCAAAATATTTAGAAATATTTAATGAAATAGCAAGAGTTTTTTTGGAGTTAGCTAAAATAAAATATAAAATTTGACATCACCTACTACAACTAGAAAATAAGAATGTATAAAAGATAAACTAGCAATATATTCAATGAACACTATAAAAACGATTCAGTTATGTGTCTTTATAAATGCATTTTTATTATTTATTATATTTGCCACAATATACAATATAGCAGATAAGAATCTTTTACGAATAGGCTATTCTAAAGATCTTGTAATACTTGGTGTACCAATTGATACATATGATAAATATATAATGTTACATATTATAATATTTACAACTGAATTTACATATGCTATTATTTATGAATATGCAAATCCTATATTATATTTCAATATTTTTAATGAAGACAAAAAAGATATAATGCATTTTACAAAAATACAATTACAATTTTACGCACAAGCATTATGGTTTACAAATTCTATTAAAAACGCAGTATTATTATTAGTAAGTATTCAACAACTAGATGTACTAATATCAAAATGTATATCTTATGAAATAGCAGCATTTATTGTAATAAGAAAACTATTGAATAAGAAAAATTTCTTATCATAATGAATATAAGAATTATTTATATTTTATATATAATGAAAAATATAATTATCAGTGGTGGCGCGGGTTTTATTGGGATCAATTTGATACAGTATTTGTTAGAAAACCAGAATATACAGAAAATTATAGTTATAGATAATTTTATCACAAGTGATAAAAATAGATTTTTATTATTTAAGAATCAATATCAGCAAGAACAAATAATTTTATTTGAGAATGATATTTGTGATATAGACTTGAAGAAAAAATTAGACAAAATGAATATTTATAGTATAAATGAAATATACCATTTAGCATCTTTAGCAAGTCCACTTGCATATAAAAAATATCCAGTAGAAACTCTTAATACTGGATATGTTGCTACTAAATATTTATTGCATTTAGCAACAAATATATATAATTGTAAAATATTATTTGCAAGTACTTCTGAAATATATGGAGATGCTTTAATTTCTCCACAAAATGAAAATTATTATGGAAATGTAAATAGTTATGGTGAGAGAAGTTGTTATGATGAAAGCAAACGAATTGGTGAAACATTATGTTATACATTTCATAATAAATATGGTACAGATGTAAAAATAGCTCGAATATTCAATACATATGGACCATATATGTTACTAGAAGATGGAAGAATAATTACAGAGGTGATTAAAAGTTTGAAAAATAATACATGTTTAACAATATTTGGAGACGGAGAACAAACACGCAGTTTTTGTTATGTAAATGATACAGTAAAAATGTTAGTAAAATTAATGGAATCTAATATTAATATTCCTGTCAATATAGGTAATAATATTGAGAGGAGTATTAATAAAACAACTGACAATATTGAAAAGATATGGAATGATATGTTTGACACTGATATAACATTACAAAGAAAATATGTTGATTTAACACAAAATGATCCATTACAAAGAAGACCATGTTTAAAATTAAATGAACAATTATTTGGCATTCATACATATACATCATTTGAAGATGGTATAAAAAAAACAATTGAATACTTTACAAAATCTTAATGGTTTCTAGCTCTTTTATTAACAGGAGATCTAGACGTAGATGATCTAGACCTACGAGATGATGCAGAAGATCTATTTGATGCAGAAGATCTTCTTGATGATGCAGATGATCTACGAGACACAGATGATCTACTTGATGATGGAGATGACCTACTAGACACAGATGATCTACTTGATGATGAAGATGATCTATTTGATGATACAGATGATCTACTAGACATATATCCAGGAGTAGTGGGCGTAGATAAAGTAGCAGTAGAAGATGGTGCAGTTACTGTTACACGAGATGATAATATTGAATTATAACTGTGTGCAGATGGTGTTGATGGTGTTGATGGTGTACTAAAAGATGAATTAGTGGATGACATTCTATATATTATCAAGATATAAAGATTTTATAACCTAATATATTATGTTCCAATCAATTAATATTATAGGTTATGGATTTGTTGGCAGTGCTATTGGATATTTATGTAAACAAAATAATGTTAAATTTAATGTATGTGAATTAAATGATAAGGTAGATGATTATCAATTCATTACAAAAGATATTAAAACATTAGTAGAATATAGTGAAGCACAAAATGAATTAAATCATTATATTATTGCTGTTCCTACACCTAGTAATGATGATTATATGCCTAATATGACTTATGTAGAAGATGTCCTACAACAATTAAATAAATATGCTACTAAAAAATCATATGCTATTATCAAAAGTACATTATGTCCTACTACTAGTCAAAAATTTTGTAATATGTTCTCTAATCTCGAAATTATATTATGCCCTGAATTTTTAAAAGAAGCAACATATGAAAAGGATATATATAATGCACAATTTGTATTATTAGGAGTATCAAAAGATAAAATATACAAACATTTATGCTATGATGATGTTATATGCATGTTTAAAGCACTATATGCACATAACTATCAAATCCCTATTTATGTTAAATCATATGAACAATGTGAACTTTTTAAATATACCTTAAATGTATTCTTTGCTGTTAAAATTTGGTATTTTAATGAAATATATGAGGTAAGTCAAAGGATAGGAGTAGACTATGATCATTTACAGAAAATGTTTTATTTAGATTCGAGAATAGGTGATTATGGTACATATGTACCTGGACACGATGGTAAATTTGGATACGGATTAAGTTGCCTTCCTAAAGAAACAAAAGGCATGGCTTGTCTACAAGAAGCTCTTGGTATTGATAATACTATTTTGAAAGAAATTATTAAGCGTAATGATGAGTTTCGTAATAAGCCAACACAATAAAAAATGAATATGTATATTATTTTTTTCAATATGTCTTATAAAATTGTTAAAGCAATATTTAATGATTATTATATCATAATCAATGGTACATATATTAGTACTAATGATTATTTATGTAAACAAGATATTCAATATACTGTAACAGGTATAGATGAACAATATATATATTTAATTAACCCAAAAACTCAAACTTTAATACAACAAACTGCTGAAGAATTTGCAAAACATTGGAATGAAATTTTATGTATAAAGAATATCTATAATGAAAATATTAGAAAAAATATTCAACAGAATGTATTTTGGAATGAAAATAAATAAAAACATATTTTAGAACTTATGAGCAAACAAAAATCTAAAAAGTCAAATAATCATACTAGATACACTCCTTTAAAAAGGTCTACAAGAAGTAGTTTATCACGTAACTCACCATTATCTTCTTTATCACCAAATAAAGGCTCTTATGATACTCTAGAAGATATATATGATGATGATTCAAACATCTTAACAATCAATGAAAATGAATATGCTAATAAACTCAAATTTCTATTTATGGAGATTGATAAAGAATTATTTTTTGAAAGATTCGAGAAATATTATGAAAATAAATTAGACTTAATTCAGAACAAAAATTATAATTTGGCACCATATAATTTTAAAAAGGACTTAATACATCCCACAACTATTATTAATATTATGTCAAAATTGAATAATCTTAATATTACAAAATATGATACAATGAGAGATAATCCTGATGTATATATTAGTTACGGATCAAACACATTAATCAATTATTTATTAACAATATTTGACACATTAAATATTAAAGCATTATATTTAATCAATCATGCAAATACATTATATTTATCCCCTCTTAACATTAGGAATACAAGAGATGCAGTTAGAAAAAATACATTTATAGAAACTATTGAATATATAAAAAAGAACAACACAGACTTACATAAAAAATTCCATACAAAATTAAATAGAATATCTATTGATGCAAAATCATATGATATGATAATAATGACGGAAGCTTTTCATATGTTTTTACTTAATAAGAATAATATAAAAATAGATTTGAATAATTTTGATATTATTCAAAATCATAAAGCAAGTATATTACGTAATAATAATAATAAAACTAATGAAGGACATATAATATCAATTAATAAATGCAACAATTATAATATTCTGAATACAACATGGAAACCATTTAATATTTATAATATAGACAATTTTCAACCTGGAAGAAAACAGTTTTATCATATAGACAAATCAACAAATTTTTTAAATGAAGTATCAATTACAGATATAAAAAGATATAATCTAGAATATTATTTTTCACATTTTATAGACAAGATTAGTATAAATAAGACTAAAAATATTCATTTATTTACAAGTAAATTTGATCATTCTGGAGGTAGTCAACATATAAAACATTCTAGAACAATACCAGAAGTATCTGTATGTGCTGATATATATTTTCCTCAAAATTTGCAAGGGTTTTGTTGGTTTGCATCTATTGTGAATAGTTTATTTTTTGCAGATGATATATCTATTATATGTTTAAATAAAGCTGTATTGCATATAGATAGATCCCTTGAATATATTAAAGCATTTTATGACACTAATTATGCAACATTTGATGTTAATAATACTACGCAACTTAAAGAATTCATAAAACATTTAATATATTTATTTACATATATTTATTGTTCTTTCAGTATATTGAGTAAAAATAAAATAAATCATATCAAAGAAAAACAAAAATGGTATAATGCATATATTAAAATAACTGATACATATTATGATTATATTTACATATATATTATAGTTTTGTCTAAAACAATGAAGGATATATAAATAAACTATATGATATTATTAGAATCAAAATGAAACATAAAAAACCATTATCGCACAATTTAAATATTACAAATATACATAAACTTATAGATGCATCAAATGTAGATGTTAGAGAAATTGTAAAAACAATAATAAATAATACTAAGCATATCTCTTATGAAACTTTTATACAAGTATTAAACAATAATATTAATGCTGTAATAGCAGATGGATATATAAAACATAATACAATGTATGTATATATTCCAAATATATTTGATGAAAATAGATCAAATTTTTGGCTATATTATTATTTTGAACAATATATGAAAATGCAATATGACATTAATGTTAGGTTGATTGATCATTTTTCACAAATAATAAATCTAGATAATGAGACAGTTTTTATTATAGATGATTGTGTATATAGTGGTACTCAAATTGCAAAAGATTATTTTGACACAACAGAATATGATGAATGGCAACAAATAAATTCTATGCAAAATGAAGATGATGATACAATTTTTAATGAAATAAAAGTATATTTTTTGATTAGTTATGTTTCAAATTTGGGCAAAACAAATATAATTAATGCCTATGAAAATCATCCATTATTCAATCAATATGAGTACGTTTGGCCAGAACATGTAGAAATAATTGAACCTGTTACAAATTATATCTCATATGAAGAATTGATACAATTATACAGATATTATGATCCTAAAGTAGAAATAATAAATTTATACCCTATCTATTTTGATCATAAATTAGCATCATCTTCTTCTACATTAACTGAATTATATTTAGGTATAGTTCCAAATAGTAATAATTTAGAGGTTATAAAAAATTATAATGAAACAGGTAATTCGTTTTTATTACAAAAATTGATTATATATCCTATAATATCTAATTGTGACAAAATAAAAATCAATGATTTACAAAACGAATTAAAGAGTCCCAGTTGTCCATTTTCGCCATATAAAGAAGAAGGTATAAAATATATAGAAAATAATGTAATTTTCTCAAATCCAAAGAAAAGACAACATTCTGTAGTATCACCTGTCAAATCCTCTACAAAACTACAAAAAATATGATTTTAAATAGTAAGATGAGCTTATATTTAATCATATTTCTAGTATCGTGTTTTGAAGCTCTTGCACAATCTTCTGTTCATTATGCAAATAAAACAAATAATAAATGGTTCATATTAATTGGAATAATTTGTTATGTAATTGTTTCGTTTCTTATATATAAGGCATATGATTTTAAAGGTGTCGGTATGGTAAATGCAATTTGGTCTGGTATGAGTATAGTTTTAATGGTTTTAATAGGAGTTCTTGTTTTCAAAGAAAAGATAACAACACAAGAATATTTAGGTATTTTACTCATATTACTAGGAATGTTTTTAACAAATCAACGAAATATTATACATATCAAATATTAAAAAAATGAATAAAATACACCTAAACATTTAATAAAATGATTGATAATCTTAATAATATAATGGACATTATTGATAGTAAGAAAGAATTATTATCAGATGCAGATTATATTGAATTGTGTAATAATTTAGAAACAATATATAAAAACTATTATAATATTGATTCTTATGATTATTTTGACGAGGAATATGTAACAGACGCTCAAAAACGAGTATTACATATAATAAATCTTATAATAATTGTTGCGATGATGCATGTTATTGGTTTTGTAACATGGAAACTATTTTATCATATTTAATATATTTGTAAGAAATTGAAGACTTTATTTTATATATTACAATCGTGAGTGATAAAAGATATAAATACTTTGTCAGATTATTATATTTATTCAAAATGTATTTTAATATAGTAACTCTGTAATTAAGTTTTGTAAATGCCCAAAATGGAAACAAGAATCGTAAAATAGCTTCAACTGTATCAGCTGCTTCATTATTATATTCAAAATAAAAGTTTTGATCAAAGAGCATAGGTACAACACAATAATTGGTTAAATTTGCATATAATGATATGAACATGTCATAATGTACTATTCCAATATAATCTTCATATGTTTCTACTATTTTTTTTATAGCTCTCTTGCTGTAACATAAAGCATGTGCACAATATGGGTTATATTTTACTATGTCTTCTGTAACATATTCAGCATCAAATATAGTTGATGTATCTTTAATTACACTATATCCTAAATGCATTATATCCCAATCATCATTGTTCTTCATAAACTTTACAGCATCCTGTAATTTTGTATTAGAATATGTGGCTGTTGGTAAAAAATCATCTTCAAACACCAACAAATTATTGAGATTTCGTTTATATGCATCTTTTAAAACTTCAATATGTGATTCAAAACAACCATACATCCCCCCTTTGCAATGTTTTGTAGCTGTATAGAATCGTGCGGGTATGTTTAGTTTATCGAAATAATATTCTGCATGTTTTCGTCTTTCAATAGAAATATCTAGATTAATACAAACAATGTCTTCAAAATAATCATACATAATTAATAATATTATTATAATATAACATATTATTTTTCTTCTTTAATCTTTGGCATAAATCTTTCACTCTTGAGAACATCTTCTGCTGCTTTTTTATTTGCATCTATAATATTCTTAATTCTTTTAGCTTCTTCCAACAATCTTTGATACTCCTTCATCTCGTCTTCTGTTAATGGTTTATTTTCTATGTTTTCTTCTGCATATGTACTTTTAATTGCTATTGGTATACATATACAAGATTTAATAAAATTTCTTCTTGCAATACTAAATTTTGACAACTCATATCCTGTTATTCCATTCAAAATACCCAAAATCAATAATAAATATTTTACAATCATTTTGATAATATATATATCTAATACTTTATATATTTTAAGGGTATAAATTTACTACATGGAGAAGAAGAACTATAATCCATTGATCAATATGTTCATCAAAATGAAGAAGATCTATGCAAATTGAATTACCCTCATATTTACAATGTAAATCAATTAGTTTTTTCATACCAAATTCTTCTATAATTTTTATTTTTTCAAATTCATTGAGATTACATTTCATATATAATTCAACAAATTCGCGAGACAAATCTAGAATAATGGATAAGCGCTCATATTCTTGTTTGCAGAATAGATCTGGAAATGTATCAAATGATGGGAAATCAAAACTATCAAGGAATATTTCGAAATAATTGATGAATTTCTGTATATTAGCCATCTTACATTTTAGATAATATATCTAAATCATTTTTTCTATCTTTATGATTATATAAAACTTAAGTACATATATATATTATGTCAAAAATATTATATACATTATTGTTTTGTATAACAAATGTTTATGCATTTACTCCATCTACTTATCCAAAAATGTCACTTCTTCCACAAGATAGGAGGCAATTTATGAATACTGTTGGCAAATCACTTGCAGTAACACCATTATTATCATTAAGAAAAGCAAGAGCATTAACAATAGAAGAAAAAAACCAAATAGCCATATATCAAAATGCCTTACCATCAGTATGTTATATCACAACTGAATATAATATCACTGAAAAACAATCTTTAGGATTAGATAAAAATCCAAAAGGAGTTGGGAGTGGATTTATTTATGATAATAATGGGCATATTGTTACTAATTTTCATGTTATAAATAGGTGTATTAATGCCACTGTAAAATTTACTAATCTTGAAGGTATGACAAAAGAGTACATTCCCCAATTAGTTGGCTATGATTCAGATAAAGATATAGCAGTCTTAAAAATAAATAATGAATCTCTTTTACCATTACCACAAAGTTCTAATAAAGAAATACAAGTTGGACAATATTGTTATGCTATAGGCAATCCATTTGGAAAACCATTTAGTTTCACAATGGGTATAATATCTGGCAAAAATAGAGAGATTAATGCGCCATCTGGACGTAAGATTGCAGATATATTACAAGCAGATGTTCCTATCAATAGAGGAAATTCGGGTGGTTGTTTATTAGATAGTTCTGGCAAATTAATAGGTGTGAACACTGCGATTTTTGGTGGTGATGTTTCTACAGGTATTAGCCTCAGTATTTCAGTAGATACTGTTAAACAAACTGTTGAAAATATTTTGAAAAACGGTATAATAGAACATTCTACACTTGGAATTGAATATCTTACAAATTTACCATCCAAAAAAGATTTATTAAATACCGGATTGCCTTTTATTGACAAAGGTGTTATTATTTTAAAAGTAGTGGAAAATTCAGCAGCAGCTAAAGCAGGACTCAAAGGTTTAGAGAAAAAAGAATTTGGTAAAGCAGGATTAGGAGATGTCATAATTGGAATAAATGACAAACATATTAAAGACGCAGATGAAATGTTAGAAGTATTAGAAAAGTATAAGCCTAATGATGTTGTTAAATTAAATTTATTGAGAGGAAATGAAATGAATCGTACTAGTGTAAATGTTACATTAGGATCAAATGAAGATGTAAGTATTGGATTACAATTAGTTCAATAATTTATTGACATCTTCTTTTACCATAATTTTTATACCTAAATCTTGTGCTTTCTTGATTTTTGCTGTTACATCTGATGTATCTTTAACAATAAGAATATTTGTTGACCCACTGACAGCTGTAACTACTTTTCCATCAACATCATTTATCATCTTTTCTAAATTTGAATCACGAAACCCACTAAATACAACTGTCATATTTTGAAATATTTTTTTAAATTTTGCATCAATATGCACATTTACTTCATTTTTATCTTTACATTTTATATCAAGTTCATGTGAAAATGTATAGAATTTTGGAAGATTATCTAAAAATTGTTTTGCAGATATCATAGCAATTCCTTCGATTTGCATCAAATCTTCTTTACTAAGTTGTAAAGCTTTTTGTTTATCTTTTGTAATAAATGGATATTTATCTATAATTAATTTGAGTTTCTTTTCACCTAAATTCCTTCCAAATATATTACTTGCGATCATCAATTTGTGACAATCAATGTCTTTTAATAACTGTAATGCATCATATATTTTTTGAGAACTTTTATCTTGAAAACCATCAATTGATTTCAAGTTTTCTATACTAATATGTACTATTTTATGTAATGTATCATAACCAGAATCATATAGTTTTGTGATAACTCCTTCTTTTACTCCTGTAATAGATAAGGTTTTCATAAAATGACTAAATACTTGAATATCTTGCTCTCTATTTTTGTCACTACCACTCAAAATTATATCAATATGTGTATCATTCCAAATATAGGAAACATCTGGCATTTTTGCTTGATTATTTGCAGCGGGTTTTAACACTTCAATTATATGTGGTATTACATCACCGCTTCTTACGATGATAACGCGCGCACCTGCCCCTATTTTATGTTTTTCAATATAAGCAGCATTAAATCCAGTTGCTTGTTTAATTTTCACTCCATTAAGATTAACTTCATTGAATTTAACTATTGGTTTGAGATATCTGTGTTTTGATACATTCCATTCAACATCAGTTACAATTACTTCAGCTTGTTCATGTGTTAATATGGTTTTAAAGGCAAATGCATACTTAGGATTCTTACCAGCTATAATTTTATGTTCAGCATCGTGATATACAACTATTCCATCAATTTCATATTTGCCTGTATTTCTCCAATCTTGCAAAGTATTAGATAATAATTCTAATGTTAATAATGTATCATTAATTTGTTGATATTTAACTAATGGTATATTTAATTCTTTAAGTTTTTCAAAAGAATCGCTCAATTTAAGTCTAGGGTAAAGAATATCATATGCTACAAAATCTATTTTACTAACAATTTCCTTATTAATAGTCTTGCTATGAATGGCTCCTGCTACAACATTTCTAGCATTTGCACCAGTTCCTGATAACAATTTCCAATTTTCTTTGGATATAATTAACTCTCCTCGAATAGCTATTTTGTTTTTAATAGGAGATACATCTAATTGAAGGAATGGTAAAATATGTGTTATATTTTGGCCTTCTTTACCATCTCCTCTTGAAAACAATTTCATAACTCCATTATCATAATATAATAGACAAGATATACCATCTAATTTTTGTGATACAACATAATCACCAGTATATGTTTTCTTCCATTTTAAAATAGCCTTTTCATCATCTTTAATTTTATCAAGAGACCCCATATAAAATGGTAATTTTTCTTTGTTAAATTCAATCTGTGCCCCTACCTTTTTAAGATATGGATTTTTTGGATCATTTTTACGTAAATATTCCTTGACTATATCATATATATCATCTGTTAGCAATATATTTTGAGTATGAAAGAAAGCATCATCTGCTGCTTTCAGTATTTTTACTACTTCTGCTTTCGATAAAGTATCCAATGTATTGATAGGATCTTTTATTATATTGGTTATTATTTTATCCATAATATATTCCAAGATATATTTTGATCATTTTTTATCAACTAATATAAGAAAATCTAAAACTCGTTTGCAAAAAGATTTTTTAGTAGGTTTATATAATATTATTTTATTTTTGTTCATAATATTTATAAAATATTGTTTACAATTCAATTTCAAATTTTTATCTACTTTTTTACATATCTTGATAATTGCTAGATAATTGGCATTGATATAATTTTGAATTATATTCTTTGATATCATCTTGCTGCTAATTATATGTTCTATTTTAATAATATTTAAATGAATATTACTTAATATTTTTATTATTTCAATATTATAATTTATATTATCGCTATGCAAATACCAAGGAGACTTTATATAATGTATCAAATCATTTCGACATAATGGGCATTCATTTGAAACTCGTGTCATACATTCTAATAAACATATATGATGTATGTAATTGTCACAACAAAACAGTTTCATTACATTTGAATTTTCTAAACAAATACAACAACAATCATCTACTTCTGTTATGATAGGATTTTCAATACATTCTTTGAAGCGTAATACAATATGTTTTAAATGTTTTTTGATAAATTTGTAATCAAACCAATAAGTATTTGGTATATCATTCTTATATTTTTGTATATGATTATTTAATTCTTTGTTAAATTTCATTTTTAATTTATATAAAAGATAATTATATCCATATATCTATTATCAATATGGTAGATGCACTTAAAAGTTTTATTCTATATAATATGTTAGGCGAAAGTATGAAAAATATGTTATTAGAAGAGAATGCAAAAAATGAGGGATTATGAAAATTCACAGATGTATCAAGATGGAATCTATCAATTATCTTATGAGTTTGTTGGATGATAATAAGGAAAATATTCAAGAAAATTTATATTTACAAACATGTAACTTATTGAAACAATTATATATTAAAAATCAAGATACAGATGAAGTAAAATTTCTTTATGTTAAAATAGAATACGTAGATTCAATACAAAATATTATTCTACAAGATAAAAGCTATTTACCATTTCATAACTTTATTATCAAATATAAGGAAACAGAGGAATATAAAATTGACATAATAGATTCTCTTGTATATGATCTAATATTCAGTAAATTAAAAACTGAAACATTAAAAAAAATAATAGATATAAATGGGGGAGAAGCAAAAGCTTTCAAGAAAATGAAGGATCATATTCTTGATTATGACCAATTTATGTTTAATAGTTTTAATTGTTCAACACCAGACATTCAAACTAAATATTTGGCATATTATATTTTAGACACCATTATAGTTGAATATGATCATGTAATAGATAATATACCTGACAATGCTATCATTATTGATGATTTTGTGAAGATATGCAATGATTTTTACTAGAATATGTTTACTATATTATTTATATGTAAATATTCAACAATTTTGTGTAGATTTATAACATCATATTTAGAATTATGAGCATTTGTAATATTTTCATTAAAAGCAAATTTATATAATTCTGCCAATGATGGATACTTAATCCCATATTTGTTTTTAGCTTTTACTATATCTTTAGTAAGATGCATAGTACATATTAATATTTTAGAATCAATAATATTTAATAAATTATCACAACGCAGTCTAAAACATTCACTTTTGATGACATTAATGTCAAATTCAATATTATGTGCTATAATATGTGTAATGTTGATCAAATGTGCTTCAAAATATTGCAGTATATCACTTAATAATAATCCATTATGTTGTGCTATTTCATTTGTAATTCCGTGAAATTCTGCATTATCAATAGAGAAATCTACTGGTTTTATTATAAAGTCTTCTAATTTAATACATTTAAATTGATTGTCACATAACATCATACTAAGCTGTACAACTCTACAATTATCATATCTATGTAATTCTTTGTAGTCTGGAAATTGTTTTCTAGGAAGACCTTGCTTATTAGGAAGCCCTGTTGTTTCAACATCTATGATTAAGTACATTATGTAATTTTAATAATATGAGTTCATATCATTTTTTTATTATAGTTGAGTGATAACATTTTTGTAGAAATAATCAACTAATGTTTCCCAACGATAATGAGTAAGTATATTTTCGCGCCCTCTTTTACCATGTTTTTCTACAAGTTCTGGATTACTAAAATAACGCCAGAATGCTTCTGCGTATTCATGTGGATCAGTAAGTTCTGCTCTCCCTCCAATTCCTTGTGATTTATTATCTAAATATATATGCATTTTTGGTTTTATAGGTATAGAACAATTTTCATGCAAATATTCTTGCATACCACCTAAACATGCAGATACTTGCGCTTTTCCTATACCGGCGCATTCGCTGCCTTGCAACCCCCAACCTTCTCCATCTGCAGAATTTACTGTAATATCACAAGCATTATATAAAATATTAATATCTCTGTCTGATAATTGTTGAGGCATTGCAACTGGTTGAATAGTTTCTTTAACATAATCAAATGGTACATCTCTAAATTTGGCTTCATTTTCTACAACATCCATTATATCCCAGTATCCATCCATCATTGTACCTACAATAAGTCTTACTGGACGTTTGGTGTGTTTATTAACCTTATAATCAAGTTTTTTATTTTGTACATTAGCTTGATAATGCCTTTCAACAAATTCAACCCATGCTATGATTGTTGTATCCCAACGTTTTCTTGGCTGATTTCTATTTAAATTTAGAACCATAAAAGCATCTTCGTCAAAATTGTAAAACATCCTGCAAAGTTTTGTAGGTATAGGATAATATAATTTTTCATCAAAACCATGTGGAAAAACATACATTGGCATAGATTCTTTGATTCCTAGTTTTTTAGCAATAGTTGCCCAATAAGGTGTAAATGCAATGATTCCATCAAAATATTTATTTAATAATTCAATATATGCTTTCTTTTGATAAGGATATACCTGATCCATATATGATATTAATTTAAAATTAGCTTTTTCGCTACCACACATATTCATAATATTATTTGTTATAGCAGTTGTAATCATATTATCATTAAAAATGATTACAACATCTTGAGGGTTTTTCTTCATATAATCACAAATCTCTACTTCTCCAAATCCATTTCTTTTAGGATTTTCAGTAGCATAGGCATCGTGTATCTTAACCCTTGATGGAATATCATTTCGAATATTTGCACCACTAGTATTAGCAAAATTCTGGAATCCATAGACAGTTAATTCAATATCATCATACTTTCCCAAATATTTTGAAATATAATAAACAACTTTTGAATAGCCATTACTGGTGCCGATTGGATATGTACCGCATAGCATAATTCGTTTTTTACCATTTGCAGAAGGTTTCCACCATTTTTCAAGAGAAACAGCAGCATTATAGACTGATTTGCTTAGTAAAATATTTTTATCTATTTTTTCAAATTTATCATCAGCCATAGCAATATTTTTTACAATATTATCTTTTTTTATTGTTTCTAATGCAACTAGTTTTTCTTTGATAGTTTCTTCACCAACTATGACTACATTATTTAAAATATTCATTAAAACTATATTAGTTTATAGTCACATTATCTTTATACCCTTAAAATACATAAAAATAAACTCTAAATTACAAAGGTAGTAATTCTATTCCATTTTCTAAACATATATTATATATTTCAAGATAATCATTATAATTATCATTTTGAACAAGATGTATGAGTTTCTGTTTTATTTCATATGGTATTTTTTGATGATTTATATATGCAAGTATTCCTTGATTATAAGCATCATATAGAGTACAAGAACACTCAAATGAATCTATAAGATCTTCCATTTTGGCGATAGTATTACAATTACAGGATATCATTTTTTTCATAATTTGTATTACTCCTCTGTGCATATATATCTAGTATTCATGTAATTTGTGATATCAATAAATCCCTTTAATATCAAATTATCCAAATCATCTTGTGTAAAATCAATTATTATTTCAGTATCAGTAAATTTGAATCGAAATGTAGATTCATATGGTAATTCTTTAATTTTCATTACATAAAAAACATCTTTATGTTTTTCTTCTAAAATTAATGTACTATTCACAATTATTTCTATTACCCGCATACTATATGCCATAAATCCAAATGATTTTGGTAATTCAACTGGTTTTTCATGATTCATTCTACAAAGTTTGATATAAAGAACATATTCTTTATTAACATCTTTAAAAAAATCAACATAATCAGTTACACCATCAATATAGTATTCATTATCTATTAATACAGGCTCATATAAAAATGGCACTGATATTGATGCTAATATTGCATTTAATACAGAAGCATTTGGAGTATTTTCTAATGAAAATATTTTACTTGTACCTGTATTTATATTGATAGTATTAATGTATAAATTAATACCTGTTCGTTTAGCTATTTCAATAAATGTAATATCGTCTGTGTTATATGTTTCTTGCAAATAATGTCGAATTGGTGCAAGGAAAAAGGCAGGTGATGATAAACCATTATTGACAAAAAGCCTAGATATACTCTCTTTATTAAGTATCAAATCGGTTTGTTTTCTACTATTTAAATTATCTAATAAAATTGATAGTTCCTTTTCAATATAATCTATTGGTATCTTTAAAGCTAATATAGTTCCAAAATAAGCTCCAATAGATGTTCCAGCGCAATGTTTAATATTTCCAATCATATTTTCAATATATAAGTATCGTAAAATTCCTAGAAAACACATACCTTTTAAACCACCGCCTGAAAAATATATATGACTTATTTTAGCATTAACCATAATATAATGATATTACATCTTCTTTAAATATGGTTGAAGAATTAAAACTGTTTTACGCATTCCAATATTTACAGCTATTTCAGTAATTTGATCACACAAGAATATTATCAATACTCCTATGAAAATAAATATTCCTATATTAATCAAATTTTTATAGAATATATCTTTTTTATCAGGCATCTCTCTTACTATATTTTGAGATTTTTCATTTGTGTTGTTTATATTATTAATACCATTCATACCATTCATGTTATTCATGTTATTCATGTTATTCATATTATTCATACCATTCATGTTATTCATATTATTTGCGTTATTCATATTATTCATATTATTTGGGTTATTCATATTATTTGTATTTATATTATTTTGGTTATTTTGTGTATTTTGTTCATTGACCTTAATATTTGGCTGAGGTATAGCATTTTTAAACTCATTAACATTTAAATATTGTTCTAATTCATAATCTAAAAAAGGTTTTATTTTAGATGTTTGAGTTTTATATGATGTTTTGGTTTCAGGTGAAACACATACACTTGATTTAGGTTGTAAGAGAGATTCATTTTGTTCTTTACTTGCTTCCTCTTCTTCCTCAACAACTTCTTCAGCCTTCTTCTTTTTTTTCTTTTTTTCAAATGAATCTACATTATATACTTCTTTTAGTGTACTATATATCATATTCTAATAAGATAGTGGAAAAGAAAAAGTAATGAATATTTTTATAGATATACATTAGAATGAAATATTTAGAAACCATACTTAAAGGTATAATATCTGGAATATTATCAGCATATTTAGTCCTTTATGGATTAAGACCTGCTACACCATATCCTGAATACATTTTGGAAACATTTGAAAATATATGGTTATTTCCATTGTTATTTTTGATAGATTATTACCTATTTTTGTGGGACTCTACAATTGCTGCTCTATTCTTGCTTTGTATAATAGGACTGTTATTTGATTTTATTGTATTTACTAGCAAAGGAATGAAAAAAGAATTAGTTATAACGACAGATAGATATATTGAAAAACCGCCAGAATTTGTACCAGTCCTTTCATCACAACAGCAACAAAGTTTTTATAATGTACTTATAAATGATATAAAAATAAATAATCACGAAATATATCCAGGCGGCCCTTCCTTTCTCAAAGATAATGTAAATATAAAATAGAGTATGACGTTTGACCCATTATTCGTATTATCATTAATATTTTTACAAATATCAAATAAATATATGCAAATTCCTATTACAAAGGCTCAACAAAAAATAATACAACACCCTATTACACAGATGGGAATGTTTGCTATTATTGTTTATTTTAGCACCAAAAATGTACTGTTGACAGCATTTATTGTTGTAATGTTTTATATTCTTCTCAATATTTTATTAAATGAAAATCATAAACTAAATATTTTACCGAAACAATGGCTATATAAACAACATATAATAAATGAACCTATTATTTCATATAAAGAAGTTTATAAAAACAATATAGAAAAATATCATTTATAACTTTTTACTGCCCCAATAATAATTATATGCATATGTGCGTACTGTTCTGTTCATATTATATATATAAATATAAATAACTATGATTATAGATAATATAGCAATTATTAAAGCCAACATTATAGATACATAATAATATATGATTATGCATATTGATATTATAAGTGAAATATTTAAAAATAGTTTTGTTTTTGCTTCTAGTTCTTTCATAGCTAGAATTTTATTATTAATTGTATTTGTTGATTTTGTTACATCATAGTTCAAGCTATTACTATAATCATTATAATGATAATATTCACTTTGTAAATTAGGGATAACAATGTCATAATTAATACCATTTATATTGTCATTGATACTATATAAGATCAAAATATCAATATCCCTTATCATTTGTGTTATTTTTATATCTTTTCGAATATTGTAGGCGACTTGTTGATAATATTCTGAATTTTCATATAATATTTGTAATTGATCTCTTTTTGCTCTTAATTCTTCTATTAAATTATCTCTATTTGCTTTTGCCAAGAATGCTTCTTGTTCTTTTAATTGTCTTAATCTTACTTGATAAGCAATAGCATTCTTTCTTTGTAATGCTTCAATTTGTAATTCTGTTATTTCACCTTGTATAGTTAAATTTGCTAAATAATTAGCATCATATTGTTCTCTTATTTGACTAAATGAAGTTTCTCTTGCTCTTTGAAACTGTGTTACTACACTATCTCTTAGTGATATTTTTTCGTTTAATTTTTGTTCATTATCTTTTATTAATCCATCAAGTTGTTTTATTTGCCCACCAATTTCTATCGCAAATAAAATATTTACTGCTGCTATTTTATCAGCAGCTGATCTTATACTATTTGCTGTTTGCTCTTCTATTTTCAATTCTCCATATTCGCGCAAGGCACTTGCTTCTGCTCCTTGTGAATCTGCTAGTTTTTTTGTTAAAAAATCATTTAGTTCTTTTACTGTAGTAAAATTCTTTTTATATAGGTTATTTAAATCATTTGTTATTTGAGATATATTATTTTGAGCATCAACTCTTCGATTGAAAGCTTCGCCTGCCCTAATATTAGAAGCTTCTAAAATTTTTGTAGCATCCAATATTTCACCACTAAAACCACTATTTATAGTATATAAACTATTTAATCTTGTTGCGTTTTCATTTGATGTTGAGATTAGACCTGATATAGTTGTATTTAGGCCTGATATACTTCCTGCTAATACACTTGTTGCGCCTCGTAAACTATTTAATTCTGCTTCATAACCAAGTGGTGATAAATCATAATTATAGTCTCTTGATAAGTTTGAGACATAATTGACAGCAGCTGTAATAATAAGTGTTCTATATTCTGGTGAATTGGCTCTATCACTAATTACACTTATTTGTCTATTTGTTTCTGCATCTATTAATCCTTCATATTTTTGAAGATCTGTTAATATATCATCTCTTTGTTGTCTAGCTGTACTAATATTTTTAGCAAGTGTATCATCGTTACTTATTAAATTTTGCACTATTCCTCTAAAATATTCGACTTCGCCTACTAATTTATCATAATTTGTTTTTAGTATATTAGAATTATATATTAAATTATTTAATATATTATTAGAATTCATAATATTACAAGTATAATTATAAATGTATGCTAATCTTTCTGATTCAAGATTTGAAGATCTACTTCTATCACTCAACCTTTGATTTGCTAAATTACAAGCTAATAATAATGCATTAGATGTTATTAGATCTATTCTACGTTGTATTAATCTATTACTTGTATTTACTGCTAAATTTGAAATATTATCTAAATTTGTGATTAATTCATTTTGAGATTCATCCCACATATTGTTATAATATTTAATATTTAACGCATAGTAAGTATTAACAATATTTTTATTGGTAATTATTATACCTGTTATATAGCCAGAATCATATACATCAAGAATATCTGTATTATTTGTATAATTTTTGTTCAAGTTATTACCGGAATTGAAACTAAATGTTCCAATACTTAAATCCAATGCAGCATTTACAGATTGTTGCTCACTATTTCCATATAAATTAATATCCCAATTAATAAGCCTGGAATCATCATAAGTATCTGGAAGTTTTAAATTATCTATATTTTGTGCATATGCAGAAGATGTATAATTCTTAGGATCTATTTTAATTTCAACTGTTTCTATTTTTCTTGTGCCATATAATATCCAATTTTTAATATTTAAAACAGTACCTCCATTTCTTACATCACTAACCATCAATAAATAAAATCTAAAATAATTGATCTTCATTTCATTTAAATAATATGGCAATGCACTATTAATATCGTTAATATTAGTCTTTTCACTTAATAAAGTCCAATATTCTGCACCAAATGTTGGATTAGTTGCATCATTTATGGCAACCCACGCCTTATTATTATTTGTCGCATAAACTTTAAAACTTTTAGCACCATTACCTACGCTACCATAACTTAGACTATATTGTTTTATTTTTATATATTCACCTAAATCTATTAATACCCATTCTGCATTATATCCAAACCCTTTCATATTCCTATTAGCGCTTCCATTAGTAAATTGATTTGTCGTGCTCCAACTTGTTGTATCATTGTTATCAAATATAGATATTGGTCTATTAGTTGTAATTGTATCAGATGCTTTTATTCTAACCAAAGTATTATCATCATAGTAAAATGATTGGACATAATTAATCCATCGTAAATTTTCAGGCTTTGGTAATTGTCTTGGGAAAATAATATCAATATCTTCAAATGATTCTATGTTATAGTTCCAATAACCATATGATGAATATATTAAAATAACAACAACTATAATAAAAACACATTGTATTAAGAATATAAAGGACTTTGTTCTATATTTGATATTTAAATTATAAATTAATAACGAAGATAATATTACACCAAATAAAACAAATGCAGAAATAATATATTTTGTATTTGCTTCATCATATTTATAATCAATTGTTTTAATTGTACTCTTATTGATTATTAATTGTGATTTATTACTTTTTAATTTATTATTTATAGATTGTAACATTGTAGAAGTATCAATAACATATTTATTATACATTAGATTTTTTGAATTTATCATATCATCATCTTTCAATATATTCAAATTAATAGCATTTTTAAAATTTGTAAATACTGGTAAAATATATTCAAGTATATATTTCTCAATATTATCATGGATATCTTTTGTTGCACCTGTATATGGTAATAAGTATATAGAATGTGCTATCATATACATTAATTTTAATCTGCACATTTTATAAAAATATTCAACAGTTTTGATGTAAATTAAACTAGTATATTTAATGTCGTCGCCATTAAAATAATTTATATGTCGTTCAATATCCTTTTTGAAAATATTATAAACATTACAAATAGATCTATCTGCAAAACAATCCGTTTTTTCCAATACATCAGTATTTGATCTTATGATACTTATTGTCATATTAAAAGTAGCATTTGTATCTTGAGTTACATATAAAATAATATTTGTATCAGCTATCATATATCTTGATCGTAATTGTATTGCATTTACAGTGACACTTTGTTTATTTTTTTTTAATTCAAACAGTTTTGCATATAGTTGTGATACAATATCTAAATAAAATAAATAACATTTAACATTATAGGATGCATATATTGATATGTCAAAATCAATAATATTTTCATTCATATATGGTTTAGCAGCATCATCTAGTATATTCATAATGTTGAAATTATCTTCAAAATAATAAGTGTTCCTAACAATATTTTCTGTTTGATAAAAATTTATTGTATTCCTATTTTCGTTCAGCATAAATCGTATATATGACCCGTTATCAATAGTTAGCTCCTGATCATATATATATTTTGAAAATAATAATCGTAATAATAAATCTTCACTTAGATTATAATTTTCATTTAAAATGGATAGGGTTTCGTTGTATGTAGTAGGTTTAGATTCTATATCTGTATATAAATATGGTGATATATTATAAGCATCTACTATGTAATTATATAATTTGAAATTATCCATAATTCTAATTGATTAATATATATTATTATTATATTAATTTGCTTATTTGTCTTTCTGGTTTAGGCCAATAATTATTAGTTGCTTGTGTTCTAACAATTTGTGTTATATTATATATATATATAGTTACAAAAAGCACATATAAAAGGAATAACAATATTAATACAGATAAATGAGGGTAATAGCTATATATAATAAATGATATTACTGATAATAATAATATATTTAATATAAATACAATTGTTTCTGTTACTATTTTTTTATCTCGCTTAAGCACTTCTAAATTATTTTTGGCAGTATATTCAATATTTGTAATACTATCTTTTTGATCATATAATTCATCATATTCATCTTGCATACCAGTTATAATAATACTATTTGATATTACAGTTGCAACATTATTAATATTATATGTAATTTTAGTTTGGATATCAATTATAGCAGACTTAATATCTATTGCATATGGTATATATTTAGCTCTTTGAAGTTGTATTCTTGTTGATAATATTTTATCTGCAAACTCTTGAATTTTAGTATTTAATATTATATTATTGCCTTCGTATTCAGTTATTTGACGTTGATATTCTTGTAAATATGCAGAAGTTTCTTTAGTCTTACTATCTAAATCAAGTGCTAATTGATTTAATAATAATTGCAATTGTAATTTTTCTCTTTCTTTTTGTTTTTGAAATATAGCTTGATTTTTAGCTAAAATGTCAAGATATGTAGTAGTATCTCTTTCAATTATATAAATATTTTCTTGAATACTTGCAATTTCAGATTTCAAGTTTTCTATAGTGATTTTTATACCTTCATTGATTTGTACTTTTGAATCAAATTCATCTTGTAATCTAACAACCAAATCTGTAACACCATTTGCATATTTTACTTGAGCATCTTTTTCTAAATGAGCTTGGCTTGTTAATCCTATTTGTGTATTTCTATCTGATTCAGCGGTATCTCTTCTTTGTTCTTGTGTTAATAATTCTCCAGCTTTTTGATCGATTGAATTATAAGCAGATATTAAATCATCTCTTAAACTGATATCATTTGCAATTCGTGTATTTACAGCTATAACATCTGCTCTTATTCCTGCTATTTGTGTTCCATATTGTGTAACTATTGTTTCTTGCTCACCTATAAGCAAATCTTGTATCCCTATATCAAGCGATAAATCAATATACTGTTGGTTGCAACTTTGTTTAATTGCAAAAGCTTTTAGATATTCTAAAGCTAGTACATTACTTGTATCTCTAAAATCTGTTTTTAATTTATCAGTTTTAATGAGTAAATCATCTACTTGTCCTTTTATAATTGCATAGTCAGATATTTTTTGTTGTACATCCGCAAGATCTCCTTGTTTTTCAATTATTTGTCTATCTAAAACAAATTTTCGTCCAACTAATATATTACTTTCAGTATTTGACGCAGCATATAAGGCTTCTATATACATAATGCCTTGGCTTTTATTTGATATTTGATCTTGTATTCCTTGTAATTCTGCAAATACATTTTCTAAATTTGCATCAGGTGTTTTAGATACACGCACAAGATCAGCTATGCTAGTTCTAATAGAAGTTTCATAGCCTCTTATTTCTTCTAGAATTCTATTTTCTGTTTCTATAGCGGTTACTAAATTGGTACTTATAGTTTTTATTTGATCATCTATACCTGATATTTGAGTATTTATAATATTTATTCTAGTATTTAATAAGTTATTATAGGTGTCTTCTAAATATTTAGATTGATCTTCATATACACCATATAATTCTAATTCTTTGATTTGTAATTTTTTACGAGTGCTACTTGCTATCCTGTTTACTATAATAGCATATGCATTATAAGTATTTAGTGCAACATTTGTTGTTTTATTTTTGTAACCATTTATTAATGTAAAAGGACCATTGAATATTTCATAATTAATATAAGTAATTTTAAATGGTTGTTTCCTGAAAACATCTTTATAAGTATCTGTCATTTCATTACATGCAGCACATAAATCAATAGGTGATACACTTATTGTAGTTGTAAGCGCAACATCTATATCAATTAATGGATTGTTATTGTTATTTATTCCATTAATATATTTGCCTTCTGCTAAATTTATACTGAAATCATTTCTTCCTAATGCGCCTTCGCCTAAAAACCCTGCAGTCCAAATATTTCCATTGTTATCCAAAAACAGAGAATGTCTATATCCTGCAGAAACTTGAACTATATTTGTTAAATTTGTTTTCTCGATAAAATCAAATCGAGTGTCTAATCTAGTTGCACCTGTTTGATAATAATTATTATTGCCAGTTGCCCATACATTTTTATCCTTATCTATGTATAATGAATGTAGAACACCAGCAGATATATCAATAATATTTTCAGCATTTTTAACAAAGATTGTAGACTGATCTTCGTCTAATAGATATGGTTGTGCACCAATTCCTAGTCTTCCACTTGTGTTTTCACCAACTGCTAAAACATTATTATCTTGTGTCAAAAATAAACAGTAATCACCTGCTGCACTTATTTTAATAATATTTTTACGTATATTTATAATATTTGCTTGTATATAATCAGTATCTTGTTTTATAGTTTGAATAAAATATCTTCCAGAACAATATACTTTTCCATTGCTTTTAAGAAAGAATGAATTATATGATTGTAATCCAGTTGCAACTTGTATAATATTTGTTAGCTCTGCAATAATATTATCTTGTTTAAATTTTACAACAGATGGTATAAATACATTATTAGTTGTCATATCAATACCCAATTGACCATTTTCATTTTTACCACAAGCATATGCTTTTTTAGTTTCAAGAAGAAATAATGAATGTACATGACCAGCGCAAACTTGTATAATTCTTTTAGTATTGTCATTTATATTAAGTTGTTGTAAGGAATAATAATATTGATTAGTAGGTAGACCTAATTGACCAAATTCATTATTACCACATCCATATGCTTTATATTCATCATTCAATAATAATGTATGTAAATCCCCTGCAGATACTTGTATAATATTTTTTAAAGGACGAAATTCTCTTCCTGGTGAAGTTGAAAAATTAAAAAGCATTGGTTTGAATTCAAATTGTTTTTTAATTTTGGTAGCTTCTTTGATAGGATCATCATCTGAATTACCTAATTGTCCAAATTTATTCCATCCTGTTGTATATGCTGTTAAATATGTATCAGATCCACTTGCGCTTGTATGATACGCAATGACTATTGAATGGTTACTACCTGCTGAAATAACAGCAGGGAAATATTGTATGTTGTTTTGTCTTAATTCAAATTTTTTTTGATTTGTTTTATTATCATATTTTACATTTATTATCTCTTGTAATAAATCCCAATTTGTAAATAAAGGAGTTAATGGAATACTTTGATCCATTGAAGGAGGATATTTATATGCATATATTCTAAAACTAACAGGTGCATTATCATAATTCTGTAATTTAATAATATAATTTTTTAATATTATATTTTCACCTAAATATATCATAGCATATTCACCATTATAATTTAATGTGCCTGTATAATTATTTTTAGCAATCCCATTTGGATAATCTTCTCCAGTTTCCCAATATGTATCTATTTTATAATCAAATAATCTTACACTTTCTTTACCTATAGGATTGACAGATGCTATTATTCTAAAAATAATATTGTCCATTGAAAATATGTAAGTATTTGTATATTGTTCAGCTGGTTGTCTTGGAAATCTTAATATTACATCAAGTGCTGAATTTTCATATTTTTCTATATTTTGAGTATGTATTGTATATCTTATTATAAACCACGTTACGATTACAAATGCAAATATAGTATAAAAGAATAATCGTATAGTATATACATTAAAAGATTTATTATATATATATATCATAATTGACAACACTAATATAGTAATAACAATAGAAACATATAATATATTTTTCATATAATTCAAATTCAAATTTTTATTATTTCTACTGAATTTAATCAGTTTATCTCTTTTTTTTAAAGCAGAATCATTTAGTTTTTGTAATTTAGATTTTGTAAGTAATAATGTATTTGTAATTAAAATATTTTTTTGATCAACATTTTTTATAGATATCAAGTTTTTTAAATTCAAAAAATAAAAAGCTAATTGTGAATCAATAAATTCTTCTATAAATCGTATTTTATTTTCATATAAAATACATTGAAATGTGTAGAATATTAATTTCAATCTACAAAACTTATAAAATACTTTTATATTATATAAATATTGTTGATCATTACTTTCTAATGATTGTTGAATGTCCTTTTTTTGAATATATGTTAAATGTCGAAGTATATCTTCTTTGAAAACATTTAACATTTCATTTATAATATTTAAATTTACAAGTGAATTTTGTAACCTATAATTTGGAATTTGTTTTTCATCATAAGTATAAATAATATCGAATGTGAAATAATCTCCTTTTTTATATATAACCCATTTATTATCTTCTATGATATATCTCGACTTAATTGTAATAATATTTATCTTAGGTTTTGTTACTAAAAACCCATAAAACTCTGTAAGAAAATCTAATAAAAAATAATATTTAATGATATTTTGATTATTCAATAGACTAATATCAATATCAACTATATTTTTATTTGTTTTGTTATTATTATTTACAAGAATGCTTTTCATATTGATATTGTAATATTTAATATTTTCTGGTGATATATGTGTTGTATAATCTTTTGCTAAAAAATATTTTGCTATTTTATCATCTATATTAAACTTGTTTGTAAAAATCAAAGACATTATATATTGTTCATTCCATTCATTATAATTTATTTTTACAGAAGCTCCATAAGATAATGTAATTATATTAATAATATTACTATATTGAGTTTTTGCTTCAGTCATAATATAATAAGTCTCTATATAATATTTATATCTAAAATTTCTGTAATAGATAATAATAAAAAAATGATTGAATTTAAGTTATTTAAAACTTATTATAATATTAAGAGATATGTCTATATATCCTGAGCTTTCATACACTGACCAAAAAGTTGATATTCAAGAGGTCAAAGGTATACAATTTAGTGTATTAGGACCAAATGAAATAATTGCTAGATCGGCAGTTGAAGTAAATAGGACAGACACATATACTGGCAATGAGCCAGTTGTTGGTGGTTTATTTGATTCTAGGATGGGTGTATTAGAACATAATAAAATGTGTAGTACATGTGAACAGAAAAATATATTTTGCCCAGGACATTTTGGACATATTGTATTGGCAAAACCTGTATTCCATGCAATGTTCTTTGATATAACTAGAAAAATTCTCAAATGTGTATGTTATAGGTGTTCTAGAATTCTCATATCACCCAAGACTCAAAATGCTGATTTGAAAGCTGATATACAAAAAATTATGGCAATTAAAGATAATCAGATGCGATGGAATGCATATTTCAAATTATGTTCAACAAGTACTAAAATAAAATGCTGTGGAGATGATGAATCTCTTGGGTGTAATGCTAAACAGCCATCTAAATATAATAAAGAAGGTGCTATGAAAATTGTAGCAGAATGGAAAGATAAGCAAGAAAAGGTAAATGGTGCAGATGAAGCAACAAAGACCACATTAGAATTTACAGCAGAAGATGTATTACGTATTTTCAAAAGGATAACAGAAGAAGATATGGAAATTATGGGCTTTAATCCTAAATGGAATAGGCCAGAATGGATGATATGTACTGTATTACCTGTCCCGCCTCCTGCAGTTCGTCCAAGTATTATTGAAGAAAATGGACAGAGACGTGAAGATGATTTGACACATAAGTTAAGTGAAATTATTAAGACTAACAATAACATTTTGGATAGAATTAATAAGGGATCTTCAGAGGATACAATTAAGCTTATTACTATGGTATTACAATATCATGTATTTACATTACTTGATAATCAAATACCAGGTTTAGCACCATCACAACAAAGAAATGGAAGAAAATTGAAGTCTGTATCTGATCGAATGAAAAAAAAGGAAGGACGTATTAGAGGAAATTTAAATGGTAAGCGTGTTGATCAGTCAGCAAGAACAGTTATCACACCAGACCCTTATATAAGTATTGACGAATTAGGTGTTCCTGTAAAAATTGCTTTAAATATTACATTTCCAGAAGTAGTTAATCAGTATAATATAGATCATTTGAAGAAATTGATCACTAATGGTCCTGATAATTGGCCAGGTGCTAAATATGTAAAAAAACTAAATGATTCTGTCACTGTTAATCTTAAGTATGCTGCACAAAATGAAATAGAAAAAATTATTAGAGAACTCAAAATTGGCGATATAGTACATAGACATTTAGCAGATGGAGATTACATATTATTTAATAGACAGCCTTCGCTGCATAAAATGAGTATGATGTGTCATAAAGTAATTGTTATGCCATATCAAACATTTCGATTAAATGTTCTAGATACTCCTCCTTATAATGCAGATTTTGATGGTGATGAGATGAATTTGCATTGTCCTCAAAATATTCAAACAATGAGTGAACTAATGGATATAGCAGCTGTTCCTTATATGATTATAGCACCTAGAGATGGCAAACCTATAATTGAAATAGTCCAAGATACATTATTAGGCTCGTTTCGATTGACAAAGGATCATACTGAAATTAAGGACAAAACTATGGCAAATTTGCAAATGATTAATAGCTATTTTAAAGGAAAATTAGATAAACCTAATAAAAAATATAACTATACTGGTAAAGATGCTTATTCGCAAATATTACCACCTGGTTTAAATATAAATAGAAAGAACAAAGCTGAAGAAAAATTTATCATTAAAAATAGTGTATTAGAAAATGGTTCATTGGATAAAGTTGTATTCCATAGTATGACATCTGGACTTATTCCTGTTATCTATCACGATTATAGTCCTTTTGAGGTAAGAAAATTTTTGGATAATACACAAAGATTGATTTGCAGATGGTTACTTACTGCAGGTTTCAGTGTAGGAATAAGTGATCTAGTTACTGATAAAAAAACAGATGAAAATCTCAAAAATAAAATCAAAGAAATGAAAGCAAAGGCATATACACAATTAGATGAAGTTCGTAGAGGAAGTATTGAAAACAATAGTATTTTCAATAATGAAGATTATATTGAAAGAGAGATTATTGGTATATTAAATGAAACAACAAATCAAGTTGGTAAAATAGGATTGTCACAAATTGATGAAAAATCTAACAGGATGATCAATATGGTTAAATCTGGCTCTAAGGGCAAAGAGACTAATGTAGCTCAAATTATAGCGTGCGTAGGTCAGCAAAATGTTGATGGCAAAAGAATTAGTTATGGATTTACTGATAGAACATTACCACATTTCACTAAATATGATGATGGTCCTGATGCCAGAGGATTTGTAGAAAACAGTTTTATAGCAGGTTTATCACCTCAAGAAGTATTCTTTCACGCTATGGGTGGCAGAGAAGGTCTTATTGATACAGCGGTTAAGACAAGCGAAACAGGATATATTCAAAGAAGATTAGTAAAAGCAATGGAAGATGTCAAAATATATTATGACAATACAGTAAGAAATGCAGGTGGATCAATTATTCAATATATATATGGTGAAGATGGAATGGATGGTTGCAAAATAGAGTCACAATATATTTCTACTATTGATATGCATATAATAGATATAGAACAGAACTATCATTTGCGTGAAAGCGACAAATTGCAATATCATTTGACAGAAAATGCTTATAATGATATTACAAATAATACATATAAAAGATGTACAGAGCATTATCAACAAATAGTAGCAGATAAATTATTCATTATTGATAATGTGTTTAAAGGTAACAAAAATACATCTATTAAGTATCCTATTCCATTTGATAGAATAATCAAAAATGCATACAACAGATTGCAAAATGCAGGTATTAAAAGTATCAAAACAGATCTAGCACCTGATTATATATTGGATACTATAGATACTTTATCAAAAGAATTGTATATTAAAGACACTGAACAAGGTATGTTATTCTTCCAAATTTTATTGAGATTATATTTATCTCCTAAAAAAATAATTCTTGAATATCATTTTACAAAAGATGTATTTGATAATATAATTTTACAAATAAGACAATATTTTAAAGAAGCAATATCACAGCCAGGAGAGATGGTTGGAATAGTGGCAGCTCAAACTATTGGAGAGATGGGCACACAAATGACACTAGATTCATTCCATGTATCTGGAACAGAAGCTGCTGTTAAAGCAACATCAGGTGTTCCAAGATTGAAAGAAATATTAAGTGCAACCAAGAAAACAAAGACACCCACATTAAATATATATATGAAACACGATATTGCTATGGTTATCAATCCAATTATGGATGATGATGGCATTGAAACAAATGATCCCAGAGTAGAAAAAGCAAAAAGCATAGCAATCAATATTAAAAATCAAATTGAGATTACCAAATTAGCAGATATTTTAGAATATAGCGAAATCTATTGGGATAATGGCAAATATGAAACATCAATACAAAATGATAAGGGTATTCTTGCAGTTTATAAAGAACTTTGTGAATTGGACACATTTTCTAGCAAATGTAAAAGTGATTCTCCTTGGGTATTAAGGATGAAATTCAACAAGGAAAAAATGAATTCTTATGGGTTGCGTATGATAGATATTTACACAAAATTAAATATGGCATATGATAAATATATAGACTGTGTATACAGTGATGACAACGCAGAGGAATGCATATTTAGAATAAAATTGACAGATGTTGCTTTGAAAGATATTGATGCTAAAGATGAATTAGCTGCTGTAAAAGCAATGGAACATAACATTGTATATCAAGTATTATTAAAAGGTTATAAAGGTATCAAAAAAGTATCTTTGAATAAAAAGAAATATGATAAATACAATAAGGAAACACAAAAGTTTGATAAAATAATAGAATGGGTTCTTGATACTGATGGAACTAATTTAGTTGATATTCTTACAAATCCTAATGTAGATGCAAGTAGAACTGTATCAAATGATATTAGAGAAATTTATGAAACACTAGGTATTGAAGCAGCTCGTAATGCTTTATATAATGAATTGATAAATGTTACAAGCGAAGGTTCGATGAACTATAGACATTTATCCCTATTGATGGATGTAATGACATATAAAGGGTATTTGATGTCTATTGATAGACACGGTATTAATAGAGGCGATATTGGTCCATTGGCAAAATCATCATTTGAAGAAACAACTGATATGCTTATTAATGCAAGTATATTTGCTGAATATGATAATGTAAATGGAGTATCAGCAAATGTAATGTTAGGCCAGCAACCACCATGTGGAACAGGTGATTCTAGTATTCTACTAGATGAAGAACATTTAATGGAACTTATTAAGGATATGAAACCAGTAAAACTTGACGACATTCAGGAGGAAGATGAAGAAGAAGACAATGAACAATGTTTGGAAGATGATATATTATTCAATTTCAAATTACAAGAACCAAATAAATGTTTTCAATTAGAAGAACAGAAATTTAAAATTATTTAGACACTACGATGATGGTTAAGATATCTTTTATAATATTTTTCCTTGTATAATTTTGGCAATCTAAGTTGTGGAGCACTATATATTTTAGGTTGATACTTTTTATTTGTTTTTTTATGTTTATTTGCTGTAAAATGAGGTATATTTTCCTTAATTTTAGGCAAATATACTCTAGATATATGTTTTCTTGGTGTTCTTGATCTAGATAATTCAGGAACTAAATCATATTTAGGAATACTTGTTGATGGTATTTTTATCATATGACTAGGAAATTTATATTTTTTATAAGGAACAAATTTGTTTTGATTACTGTATGTATTAAATATACGTTCAGTAACATTTTTTGAAGAAGATGAATGTCTTGATGTACCTTTCCCTGTATATTTTCTTGATCTTTTAGATTTTGATCTATGCCCTGAACCTCTCATATTGTGCATAAATGAACGCATATTGTCTGTTATATTTTCAAACATATTTTGTAATTCTGACATTATTCTATATTATATATAATATTATATTATAGAATATGAACAAAAAGGAATATCTTGAATTTTTGCAACCAAATAGACATATTTTAGCTATAGCATCTGGTATCTTGGGCGGTGCTTTACCTAATGTAAAGAGTAATGCTCATCCTTTTCTAATTGGTGCTATTTTAGCAGCATTTACAGTTAAAATGATATATGGTGATTATGATTCTGGTTATCAGTGGTCATTTTCTGATACAATTTTTTGGATTATTACATTATTTGAAGGTGCATTAGGTGCTTATATTATTGTTAAGTTACAATGATTGATTTTTATGTGCTTCAATCAAAATTTTTATATTATCTGGAATATCCATATATTTCATATAAATATTTGGATTATTGTTCTCGACAACAAGATAATATGCTGTTAATTGTTTCTCATTAATCTTGTTGAAAATAATCAAAGGCCTTGACTCCATATTTGTACTAGATTCGTAAAACGTAGAAGATAATAATAAATCTTCTAAATCACCCCTTGCTTTTGATGCATCAAACTTACCATATTTTCCTCTATGTATTGTTAAAATAGATATATTAAATAATTTGGAAATAGCTGAAATATGTAAATCATTTGCAGGCAACTTTTTGGCAACTAAAATTGCAGTGAGATATTTAATTTTTGTATCTTTGGGTAACTTAGAATAAAAATTATCCCAAAATAATTGTATAGTTGCAAATTTTTTATTTATAATATTTTGCCAAGCTTGAAAATATGCTGTATCGTGTAATAATTCCAACATTTCTTCCTTATTTTCAATAATATCAAAATATTGTTTTTGGATGCTTTTCAGGACATCATCAAATGTAATTTTGATACCTAAGGTTGTTGATAACCATTTAACAAGATCTGGGATAATATTCTCATCATAGTTGCATTTAATATATACCATATTACTCCATTTACTCTTTTTATGCATTATCCATTTAGACTTTAATTTCTCATATTTACCTGTAAATATCTTTGGAAGTTGAATTTTATTTTGAATAGTCTTTATTTGTCCAATTTCAATATCTTGAATATTATCAACTAATGTATGACTTATATTTGGAGATGATCTATGATATGTTAAAATATTATCTGGAATATATTTGTTACCATTTCTAATTAATGCGCTTTGTGAAAACATAAATTCTGTTTTTGATTTGTTTTCTTTAAATCCATTGTATAAAAATTGATATTTTGATGAAATTATAATATTAGATAGCCATTTATGTAAATCCTTTTTAGAATATAATGGAATTTCGTCTAAAATAATTCGTAATTTATTTTTATGCGGTATATCTTTAAATATACTTAATAAACTATTCATTCTAGATTCTCTATCTAAATTGCTTAAAGCAGCTAATTGGCTATCATTATATTTATTCATAATAGTTTTGATTACCATTTTTTGTAATTCAATCCATTTTTTCGATACATATTGTATTCTTTCTAAGTTTTCATTTAATTCCTTATCATTACTTGTATGAATAATCATGCTGTTATTTAAAGTTATCGGTGATATTAGCATTTCTGCATATAATTCATCATTTGTTTCTTTTTTTATTTTACCTATATTTATTGTAATATCCATTTGAGTACATTTCTCAAAAAATAATTGAAAATCATTTTTAGATACATTAACATTATACTTATTTCCAACAATGTCATCATAAAATATGATATTTTGCTTTGAAATGCTACATTCATTGATTAAACCTGGCAAAAATGATATTTCAATTTTATTAGTTTTTAATAAAATGTTACCAGATGTCAAAAATTTATCAATAGTAAGATCACTATTTATGAAAATATGTTTAATTGTAAACTTTTGATGATTTCTTAAAACCTTTGATTTTACCCAATTATTCAATGTGTATATATTTTTATAAATTGATAAGTTATCATTTGATTTCAAACAATTTTTAACAATGTTTTCTAATTTTGGATATAAATTTAATTTAAAAGTTTTTAATTCAGCAGAGTTTTTATTTTTGAGATATACTGGTTCATAATATTTACCTTCTTTAATAAGCATACAAAACAAAGGATTTAAATCAATCATTGTAGAATATTGAGGGCAATGTAATAATATATCATCACTATCAACTATTTTTTCCCAAATTAATATTGTAGTACCATACAGTAATAATATTAAACTTTGTAAATATTTTGATGCTATTGTAATGTTTTTATCAGTTGTGATAAAGTCTAAGAATCTAAAATAAGCATTATAAATATTTAATGCTCTTGATGCATTATATTGGTGTATATTCAAATTATATAAGGATGTCCTTTTAAATTTATTAAATGATTTTACTATTTTTTTGTCTTCTGTGATTAACTGTAAATTCATAAATTGTTTGCATATATTCCCATCATCTAAAGCTATAAAATTTAAAAGATCTAGCTTATTTTTGATATCATTTACAAATGATTGTTTATTCTTGAAGTTTAAGATATCTGCTATTGCTATCATTATGCTATTATTTTTTGAATTTTTGATGCCTTTTCTAACAAAACATTGTTGTGTTTTGCTTAATGTCTTATTACAGACTTCTGGTTTTATGTCATCTTCAAACATTATTTTATGCAAATATTTTGGTATATTACCATATCTTCCTAAAGGTATAGGTGCAGTTTGATTCATTATATAATTTTCATCATTATATGCAATTTGTGGTTTGCTGTCATTTATTTTATTATCTTTCAAAAATGCGTAACATTTTTCAAATTCATTTGCCTTAGGTTCTTTTTTCATACAACAAGGTACACACATACCTTTTTCGTTTGGTTTAATAAGTTTAACATATCTAGCTCTTTTTTTATCATTGTCCCAAAACATTTCTATAGGTTTCTCATTTGCTAATGGACATTGTGCATTAGGATCATTAACATCTAATGGTATTTTACTTTGAGGACACCATAATTTTGGGCAAGCATAAACATTTTGTACATTAGGACTACTGCCATATTCTAAAATATTGTCAAAATGCATTTGATTATTTTTCTCTAATTGTTCTTTGTATTCTTTCGAAAAAACAACAGGTTGTGACATATTTTGACATTTGTCTCTTGCATAATTTTCACCAAATAATTCTTTATCAGTTTGTTGTAACATATTTATTAAATAATTACTTTTAATTCCTACACCTCCTGTAGTACTACTGTTACCTCCCATACTATCTAAATCAAAATCTATAGATCCATGGTCTATTGATGAAGCTGATGATGATTTAGAACTTTGTTGAGGTGATTTAGGTGGAGATGGTTGTTTTATGACATTTGGTAATTTTTTAATATCTTTTGTTAAGGATATTATTCTTGATAACCAATATAACAAATATTGAAGTTGTTTATATGTAGGGCAATTCATTATAGATATAGTATAACCTTGTGCATAAGGTTCTATAATCAATATAGTACCATTTTCTTTTAACTTGAATTTATCCTTATCATCAATATTTTGTATATCAACATCACTATCAATCATATTATCCAAATTTCCAGTAACACCAAGATTTTGTAATTCTTGTATCAGTTCTTGTTTAGATATACCAACATTAAGTCTAGATTTAATATAATCATAAATATCTGTATTTTGATTATAATTAGAAGATCTTTTATACATACAAGTTATTGACATTTTGGATGCATTTGATTCTGTTTTAATTATATGGAAAATATCAATGTATTCACTAAGTTTATTTATTAAAATTTTGAAAGATGAATTAAGTATTTCTATTTTTATACTTAAATACATTGATTCTTCTTTTAGTTTGAGAGGCTGTTTGAGTACATTTTGTAAAATATGTGCTATCTTGTTCTTATGATTAGACACATCTTTTATTTTGATATAACTTCTCATATCTAAAATATAATTAAACAATATGTTATTATTATCTATTGTTATCTTGCAGTAACTATTTTTCGCAAATACAGAATATATATTGAGTACATTTATTTTATTTATCTTATCTACATTTGTCCACAATGTAAACCATTCTTTTTTTATTTTATGATTTTTGTTCAATTTGTATAATATTCTGCTTGTATCATCTACCCATTGTACCATATCAATATATTTCGATGTATGTATTGTATCAAAAACATCCGCTAGAAAAACTTCTTTTAATTTACAATATAGATTGATTCTAGAAAATTGTTCATTCAATATATTATTATGATGTTCAAGTTTTTTTAGATAATTAAGTTTATCATCATGTTTTTTATAATACTGTAACGTATTTGCTTTCAAATCTGTAAAATAATACTTGTTTTTTTGCAATTCTTTTGGTAAATCTTTTTCAAATACTATATTTATAGTATCAAAATCAAATAACTCCTTATTATGATATTCATAAGAAACTGGTTCATTTAATAAAGTAGATGATAAGTCTCTTGCTTTAAATGGATTTATATTATAACCTTTCCATTTTAAGTTTTTAATAGAGAATAATAAGGGTTTAGTTTTTATCCAAACATAAAATGGATCTGTATTATTAATATAAACCCCTATTCTATTTACTGCATCTTCAATACTAAAATCTTGATATATTGTTTCTTTAATATGTATTCCATCATCATATGTATTGTTTGTGTCATCAAATATATATAGTTGTTTTTTTGTTGCAGATGACCATTTATATACTTTGATTGGAATAAATGGTTTATTGTGCATTCTAATTATTTAGTAGAATAGAATTATTTATTTTCATATTATATAGTAAAGAATTATATGAATTTGCTTGAATATTTTGTTAAATTAAGAGAAAACTTTGACAATATAAAATATATAGAGAATTTTGAAGCAGATCCTTATTGGGGTGATACAAGTAATATTCCTGCAAGTTGGAAACATAAGGATGGGAGAGTATATGATCCTAAATTACAATATGATCCAGATTCATTATATGATGATAGAGAAGATAATGATACATATGATAGTTTAAAACCATTGCTCAAAGACTTTGATAAAACAAAAACTACTAAATATACTGATGAAGATGCAGAAGAAAAAATAGAAGAAGATGAGAAGGATGCATTGTTTAAGGAAAAAGATAATGAAGAAGAATGTACTGATAATATTCTTGATTTAAGTTGTAATAAAAATTTTAAAATGATGATATGGGTGTTAATATTCATATCTTTGATATTGTTTGTAATATTAATAGTATTTATTGCTAGAAAATTTATGGGTAATTCTAAATCAGCAGAGACTGTTCAACCTGTTCAACCTGTTCAACCTGTTCAACCAGTTCAGCCAGCTCAACCTGTTCAGCCAGTTCAATCTGTTCAACCTGTGCAAGCTTCACAATCAGTAATATCTTTACCAAATGAACAACCTAGACAAAATGTTTTTGGTAATTTCTTCAAACCAACATAAAGAAAAAATTGATAAAAGAGTTAATATAATATATATGTTGTTAAATAATCTTCCAATTGATTTGGTAGTAAATATTACAAAATATTTGCCTTATCAAAAATGCATCTTATTGAAATATATATTTAAAGATCCCTTATTATCGTATAAATGGTTATTTATGAATAGTTCATTCTTTTATGATAGTAAATATATCACAAATTTTGATGTATATGAACTTTTGAAGTCATCTTCATTCAAATTTAAGGAAACTTATAATATACTGAATGATTTAAATAAAAACATCATCACTACTGATAATAAATTTAATTATTACCTGACTTACAATAAAACAAATAACATAAAATCAACAACTAGAATAGTACAAATAATTCTACAGTTAAATGAATTATATATAAAAAACAGTATGCAAATTATTAATAACCCACATTATTATATTCATATTTTGATTACAGATACTGTTATTAACTATTATACAGATTTGATTTGTAAAACATATGATATAAACGAAAATATTCAAAAATATTCATTTAAATTTAGACTAAAATGTTATGATTCAATATGGTACAAACATGACATTAATTTATATCTTATATATCTATTGTATTTATCAAATTTGGATATATTAAATGTAGAATATGATGATGAATTATTTTATGGGAAAGGTTTTTGTCAAAAATGTATGCATATTGTATTTGAATATATAGAGTTATTTAATATAAATAAAAGTTTAATGATATTATTCACAAAATTATATAAATACATATTGCAAAATAATGTTAAACTTAATAAAATAGATTATTCATTGATTTCTAACCTTTATTATGAGCTATCTAATTTAGATTCAAAATATTTGTCAGACGAGTTCGAAGAATTCTTAATATATAATAAATAAATAATTGATGATAATAATAATATGAATAAAATGAAATTTATTGAATATGACATACGTGGATTATAAGTACATTTTTGCATCTATTAGATATATAGAAATTTTCTTATTTTAACATAATTTTCATTAAATAATTTATAAATTGCTATAAATAAACACGTTAACCAAAACATAAATAAGATGCCATATAAGAAGTATATAAATGATATCAAAATATTTATATATTTATTATCTGGAAGAAAATATGATGCTATAACTATTAAAGTTAAAGCACCCCATGCAATAGATGTCCATTGCAATATTTCATATATTTTGTCGTCAAATAAATATAGGTAGTACATACCTGTATATATTAGTAATATAAATCCCAAAACTAAAGTATAAAATAAAGTATTTATATCAAAACTTCGTTTTTTAACAGTTTTTATGAAAATAGCACAAAACATGGCAACTAAAGTTATCACGAGAGCATACCATATATTATCCCATATTATCATATTTTTATTTTTGTTTTCAATATATAAGTATTTAATTGTTGCATAGTATATTGCATTAAAAATAGTCCAATATGCAAATATTATTCCTGGAAAGAATATTATAAATTTTAATGCTTGGGGTGCATCTGCGCTATACAAAAATTTTAAACCTAAATAAAGTAATACAAAAAAAGCAATAATAAATATTATTATCCAAAGTAAATTCATTCTATTATATTTACAATACTATATATTTTATTTTACTTCCCAATTTCTTTTTGAGTACATTATTCATATTTTTCTTAGAATAATAAAAAAATACCCCTGTATTTAAAATATCTTTCTTGAAATTGAAGAGTACATTTTTGATCTGTTTGATTGTAAGCTTTTGAAATTGTTCAAGTAATGTACTTCTTTCTATTATTGGTATTTTATGTAAAAGATATTGGCCATAATATGTACTATATGAGGTAAGATTATTGAATTTCTTTAATTCATAATTGACAAGAAATTTTTGTTTTCCATATTCAATTTGTTCAGCAGATAACTGTAAATTTTTTATAATATTTATTATAACTGTAATAAGCTTGGGTATGTTTTTATAATTAGTGCTTGATTCAATGAAATAATAAGATGATATTTCATTCCTTATATCAACATTTAATATCAATTTGACATTATAAACTAATCCTAATGTATCTCGTAACATTTTATAGAAAATACCAGTTTCAAAATTGAAGAGAATTTCATCCAACATCATGAAGCATAAATGATTTGTTGATAAATGTTTGATTTTTTGGTCTACCATTATCCTAAGCACTGCATTATCATCTTTATTGGGTTTATTATTAATATATATAATTTTGGGAGTATTATTCGTATATTTATATATTGGAAATTTTATGGTTTTTGTTTTACTTATTGATTTAAAATTAAAATATTTCTTTATTAATTTTGCGCTTTTATTAACACCATTTAAAGGACATGTAACAGATACTATCACATTATGCATTAAAATATGTTTTTTTATATATGATATTATGTTGCTAGGATCATATTTTTCTATATTTTTAATATGTTTTTTATAATCGTGTTGATATGCATATTTTGAGTACATATATTTCCAAATTTTCAAATTAAACATATATGTATATTGTGCAATATATCCTCTCAATTCTTGAATAACAGCATTCTTTTCTTGTTTAACAATAGACTTTTCTAAATAAAAATTGCTCAATGTATTTGCAAGAAGATCTAAATAATACTCTATGTCTTTGAAAAATCCTTGTATGAAGAAATTTGTTTCATAATCACTTACAAAAGCATTTGTGATAGCGCCTCTTTTAATAAGTTCATAGCTTATTTCTTTGTAATCACTATATTTTTTAGAGGTAAACCTTCCCATTAAATGTTCCATATAATGTGTTATTTGCATATTGTTAGGTTTTTCATGATTTTGACCTAACAATATACTTACAGATACATCAGTGAGATTGGTATCTACTGGTATAATAAGTGCGGTTACACCATTCTTCAATTTAAAGATTTTTTTCTTTTTATTATCCATCCTTTATAAATCACAAATATAATATGTTTGTATGTTATAAAAATAAAACAATTAGATAACTAAGGGTTTAAGATGACCTACGCGAAGATCCAAATTTACCACAATCTCAAAACCAGCCTTAGCAATGTTTTGACAGAAATTGACATCTTCTGAAGAAATGTCCTTCATAATAACACCAGTATCTGATACTATTTCACGTAAATCACCATCAAAATATGGATAAATCATTTTGTCAAGCACTTCTTTACGACAAGCAAAGAAACCCATACCAGTATAATTAACTGGCATATATTTAAGACTAGTTTCTTGTTTCCATTTATCAGCTGCATCTTGTGTCAAAAATTCGAATGTTCCGTTTTTAGAGAAAAAATTCATGTCCCAATTCTTTACTACTGCAAAATGCTCCAAATCAGCCATTCTATAAATACCAGCAACGACTGGGTGTGCTTCAGTTGCATCAATAAGTTGCATTAAATGATCTGCTGAAAATATTACATCACTATCAATAGTTACCCATACATCAAAATTATCACCATTAAATGGTTTTTGTGTAATTCCTCTGCGCACATCTAGTCCTAGAGTCTGCATTCTTACAAATGTAACATATGATCCTGAAGCTGGTGCTACTGCTATTTCATATTTGTCTGACATCCATAATGATGCTAAAGCATTTGACCAAGATACCAAAAATTTAGAACTGAAATTGTCTCCTGGTACAGCTAGAATTACACGCTTCTTTTTCTTAACATCTGTTACATTGGTAGATGGCAAAACATCATTTCTAATGTTATCTGTTTGCATTACAATTGTCTATATACATAAAATATTCAAACTCTTATATATTTTACAATTCATAAGGATTATCTTCATTTAGCACAATACTATTTTCAGGAAGCTCTGTAACAAAAGATAAATAATTATTTTCTATTAATGTTTTCATAATTTTAAATTCATTATTTTGAATAAATGTTTGGAATAATGTATTATTTGTAGAAGATGTTGTTAAAACTGTATAATATATATCTTCTAATAATTTTTGAATATCTACATCAGTGTACTTTATTAAATCATTTAATATAAAATAATCAGCAGTGAAATTCAATTTTTTCAATTCAACATTAGTATGATCATATACGTACAAATCTTTATTTAAATATATTTGAAACAAATAATTATATGTCTTTAGAAAATATTTGTTGCCGTCGAAATGATAACATATATATTGATTGTCTAAATCATGTTTGATATATTGATAGACTAATGTAGGATATACTTTTTTATAATCTGAATTAAATGTTGTATTTGTATATATGTGAAATAAATGTATACATATCACTATTTGTGTAATGATATTTTTAACAAAATCATCATTAAGGTTATGTAAAAACAATGTTACATTGTTATTAAATATTTCATCAAAATTTTCTAACAAATAAACATTATAATTAGACATATTTTTATATTTATATTTTTGCATAAGTTTGAATATTTGTTCATTATCACAATGATAGCTAGTATAATATAATAGAAAATGTGGAGTTTTACCATGAATAACTTTATCAGATAACTTTTTCAAATGTTTATCTAACATATTAGTTTCATTTATTTGGACTGTAACAAATATATTTTGATTACTTTCTTTTTCTGTTAAAACAGATTTATAATGAATATTATTATCATTTTCTGTATTAATTATGTTCTCAACGCTTAATATGTATTTATCCAAATCTATTTGCAATTTTCTGTCATTTTTAGAAAAACATTTATCAATTTTTTCTACATCATTTATTATTTTATCATATGCTATACATTTATCCTTTCTCTCACTTGTCAAAAATGATTTAGTATCACAATTGTTTATTTCTGGACTATAATATTGAGAAGATGTGTATGATTTTGAATCATCAAAAGATTTATATTTATGAACAGATGATGTTGAAGATATTTTGTCTTGGCGTACGTAGATCAACAATCTAACACCTTTATTGAATGAAAAACATAGACTCTTGTGTTTACCTTTATACTCGTGAGCATTTGGAAGAGTACATTCTTGATTATTTATACAAAATTGATAATCAATTTTTGGATCCCAATTATATTCAAATAAATCACAAGGATATTTATTGTCTGATCTATCCTTTAAAGATGGATCTACAGTATTTTTAGTCCAACCATTATAAACAAATCTTTCATTTTTACAAGTAATACCAGCTATTGCATGTTTATATTTTTTAAAATCAGATAAAATAATAGAATCTAATTTATAAATAGTATTATTGTAAGATATTGTATCATTATAAGTCAATAAATCTTTGTTGTTTTCATCAATATCTATTTTGTGATTATATCCATATTCCATTTCTAGAACTTTATAATAATTCATATATGAATCTTCCATTGAATCATTTTTTGATACTATAATTACATCTGGATTATTTGTTTGTAAATAACTATGTAATTTACTTTTGCTGTATATTGTACTTTTACTAGGATTATGCCAATTAACATCATTTTTCATATCAAAAAAAACTTCATTTTTACTATTAATAAAAAACATGACTGTTGAAATATTCAATATATTACAAAAAGGAATTACAAAATGCGATGGATTATATCCTTTCTCAAAAGATGTTATAGGTTGAATCTCTGGATATACTTTTAATAATATATCTAGGATTTTTTCAGGTTTAAAATAATTATGAAATTTAATATCTTTTTTAGATTGTTTAGCTTTATAATATTTATAACTCATTATATAATGAATTAAATATGCAAAATGTTCTTGTGATGTAAATTCAAACTCCCCATTTTCATTTATTGGCGGCATCATTTTATTATGAAAAAAAATATTTGTTTGTAACATATTTCTAAATGCTTGACTGAATAAAGTTGCCATTAGTATAGCATTAAACCAACAAGTACCAGTATGTTGAAAATATGGAAGTACATCTTTACACGATCTTTGAACAACAGATCCTTTAGGAGATCCTTTATCAATATCCATTATATATCTACATATAGCAATTATTTTTCCATTTCGTGTTCATAACACAAATAATGTATATTTAATACATCTTGGCGTCCTACTCTTTGTGCTCTGCCAATAGCCTGATTTTTAGCAGAACCCATAGAATGAAATATAACTACATCTGTTGCATAACTTATATCAATTCCACTTCCTGCAAAATTTGTATTAAGTAAAATAACCCTTAATTGTCCTGATTTAAATCTGTCTAGAACATTCATCATATGTGATGTATTACCTTTTAACTCAGATGATGTTATATTATTTGCATTTAAAATTTGCATTATATTAAAGAAACTGCTATCATATTTACTAAATACTAGATATTTCCCATTAGGGTTGCTTTGTATTATTTCTAATAATGTTTCTTCTTTGCTTGACAATTGCTTAGTTTTAGCTGGCGAACTATCTTTACTTTTAACCACTGCAAACATATTATTCATATCAATTTTTTGTCTGCATTCTGGACAATTCATATTTTTATCAATCCATTTTACAATACATTGCCCACAATATGAATGAGTACATTTTAACATTATTGGATTCTCCATATCCATCATACATATAGCACAAAGTTTTTCATTTACTTCACTGATACGTTTTGTCAAATCATTTAACTTCTCTTTATTTATCTGTATGTCATTATCAATATTTTTTAATCTATTTGTTTTATTTTCAGTAGGAATATCTAAGCTTTCAATATAAGTTTTTTCCTTTTCCTTATTTAATATTTCTCTTTTTATTTCTTTACAAACTAACTCTATAATATTATCAACAGTGTCACTTTTTCCTCCAAGATCTCTAACAACTCCAACTATATCATTTGCACTAATTTTCTCTAATATTTCAGGGCTAATAAATTTCCTAATAGCATTAAGTTTTGCATTCATTTTACATGCATAGTACTTTTCAACTGGTAAAGGTATGCGAAAACTATTTCTAACAAATTCCTTCTTGCCTTTCACTAAAATTAAATTAATAGTATCACAATTAATAGCATCCTTCATATGATATATGATATTACTATAGGATCTATTTGCATATAGAATATTTTCATATGTACCTGAAATAAGCCATAAATATTCAAAGTACATTAGACTAATTTTGCTCATTATATCGTGTGCTTCATCTATCATAATCCTCTTCCATCTTTTAATAAATGGTATTCTAGACATATGATCTATATCTTTATTAGTATGATAATATGAAAATAACTGGTCAAGTGTAGTATTTTTTATAAGGACTACATCATATTTATTAAAGAAATCTATGATTTCTTGGAAATTATCATTTTTGAATTCAGGCAAATATTTTTTAATATATGTTAGATTATCAATAGCCAAGAATTTTAATGTTGTATTTTGTTCTAGACTTTTTAACCATTGTATATAAACAGGTCCTCTTGGTACTATAATAAGCGTGCTTCGTATTATATTATCATTTTTGAGAACATTATTGTTAGCAGTGGTATAACTTAAATATCCATAATTTCTATTACTACAATAACTAATATTCATAGTATTATTAATATGTATATCATTTACATCAACACTAGCAATTATAGCTAATGCAGTCAGTGTTTTTCCATAACCTACAATATCTCCTAAAACTCCTATATTCGTATTTACTGTTACAATGTCTTTAATATTTGTATTATGCGCTGCTCTTGTATATGGCATATAATTGTTATAATAATCTAATAAATTTTCTGTAATATTATATTGAATATTTCCTTGTTTTTCCATAATACAAGCTTTATATAAACAAGCCAATTGATGTTCCTTTAGTTTGATTGAAATTTTTTCAGGTTGAATTGCTCTTGGTGCATTTTCATCTATTTCTATATTTTCATATAAACATGCCATGATTGTAGAAACTATATATATGTTTATATATTATCATTTTTTATTTTTTACATAAATAAACAAAAAATGATGGGTCATGTAAAGATTTACTCATATTAATTTAATTGTAAATTAAAATGGTTGATTCTATGAATGCGAGGCGAGGCACAAATGCCCAACTTAAACAATGGAGAGCAGAAATAAGAGAAAAATATAATTTGAATAAGATTAATATATGTACTACTGATTATTTCAAACATTTTGATGAAAATGATGTGAAAACAATGCATTATAAACAAGAAGAATATTTACGTACTGCAGCAGAAGTTGCAATGAATTCAATGATGAATCATAAACATGGTGCTGTGATTGTTCATAAAAAAAATATAATTGCGACTGGATATAATTATCATTATTGTAATCATAGTATTCACGCTGAAATAGCAGCTATTTCACAATTAAAAGGTAAGGAAAAAGAGATACTTCCTGAATGCGAGTTATATGTTGTTAGAATAGGATCTAATATACATAATCATCCTCTCAAATATTCTAAGCCATGTACTAATTGTCAAAATTATATAGCAAAAAAATGTATTAAAAGAACATTTTATTCAACAAATTACGAATTTGATGAATTAATAGCACATATTATAGAGTAAGCGAAACCTTTGGTATTATTCTTCGAATATTCTTTTTAACTATAATTTGCCTTTCCTCTTCAAATATTTGTTTTAATAATTCTTCTCCAGATAAGTCTTTGTGTTTGAGAATCTTATCCTTTATTTCAGTTATTTTAATGGGAAGTTTTACTGGTTTTACGTTTGATTTAATCCTACCATGTTGTGTAGTTAAATCAGTATACTGATAGGTAAACATAAACTCCTGTATTTTTGTATTTAAAGCTTTTTGATATTTGCGACGTTCCTTTATTGCTGTATCTAATTTTCGAATTTGATCATCCCATTTAAACCAATCATTTACTAAATTCTTAAAACTATCTAATTCTTCATTTGTAGGCTCTGGTTTAGTACTAACAATAGTTGTGATCAAATCATCTGTTGTCATTGTTGTCATTATTCTATAAGATAGAATATATATATTCCTTAAATTTATTTCTGTTTTGGCTTGTTTCTTATAGCACGTTTTCGAATAGGTTTAGCAATAACTCTTTTAATTTGTGGTTTTTTTATAGTTTTTAACATATTTTTTTGAATAAAATCATGTAAATTATTTTCATTTCTTGCTTTATTGAATTCAGTATATTTCTTACCATTTCTATATACCATTATACTAGGAAATCCCATTACCTTATATTCGTCATCAAGTTTTTTAACACTTTCCAATTCAATATTTAATATATTTATTTTATCTTTATAAAACGTTGAAATTTTATTCCACAATGGTGCAAATTGCTGACAATGAAAACATTGTTTCCAATAATAAAAACATAGTACATTTTCATTTGTTTTAATACATTTAACAAATGTTTGATTTGCTTCAGTAGGTGCAATATTAATAATAGGCATTAGTATTCTCTTTATATATAACATATTTTTTCATTTATTAAATATTTATCTAATATAGAATGATTGATTGTCAATTAGAATTACAAGCAAATAAAATGTCACACAATAATATGATTCAATTAGCCATACAATATAGAAATATAAATCACTATCATTTTGTCAATTTTTTATCACAACCTACTGTTCCCTATGTTTCAACCGAACCACCTGCGTGTTTAAATGATAAAGAAATTGAAATATTAAGAGGAGTATATATTGGGAAAAAAACTTGCATAACGAAAAATTCAAATTATAATACAGGAACTTGGGAAAATCAGTTTCAAAGTTTGAATTTAAAAAATAATGAATTTAATATAGACTCTAGAAAATTATGATCTACGTTGTTTGCGTAACTTGCGTAACTTACATTTGCATAGTTTACTTACAAGAGTAGATTTCTTTACATATGATGTTTTACCATTTCTCTTTTTCTTTATTTTGATACCCTTAGACACAGCAAGTCTTTGCAATTTTTCAAGAGTCATACCTTTGAGAAATTTCTTATATGCAGACATATATCTAGCAGATTTTCCACCTCCCATTGCAAGTGGTACTGGATTAGTTGGATTTGGTGGTAATGGACGTACTACTGGAGGTTCTGGAACAACTGGAGGAGTTGTTTCATCTTTAGTACATATGAAACGTTCAGCACCTCCAAAATAACCAAATCTCATGGGTCTTCTTTTCATTGGCATTTTACGAACTTTACGGACTTTATTTTTAGAGCTTACTTTTCGTGACTTTGACTTTCTTCTACTTTTTCCTCCTCCGTTTTGAGAATAACCAAGCAAAGTAGATACACTATCCATAATATCAGGCATTTACTATTTAATATAAATATTTTTTTTATTTTTTCTTGAAGCAAAGTTCAAGAGCTGTTTCTTGACTATTATCTTCTTTACTAGTTTTTAAAGATTGCTTTAACTCTTTTTTGGCTTCTTTTTCTTTTTCTTTCAGTTCCTTAAGATCTAATTTCAATTTAGGTTTTGTTGCTTTATCAGCTTGTTTAATCTGTCCATCTAAATCTTTTATATCTACTTGTATATTCTCAAGATTCTTCTTCAATTCTTCTTCATTTGATGCATCTTTTCTAGACAATTTAGAAAAAACCTTATAAAAAACTGGATAAGCAAATTGTCTTGCATCCTTTTCTCTATTTAAATATGAAATATACCCTGTTATATTATCCAAATATTCTCTAGCTCCATCATCAGTAAACATACTATTGTCATCTAAATATTCCTTTTTAAATTCTTCAAATGATTCTGGCATTTCAGTCTCTTTCATTAAATTAATTATTTTTATAAGATCCATTGGGTCACTCGTATATGGTGTTGCTGTCATAAGTAATAATCTTACACTATCCTTCCCTGATATGGAATATGAACGTTTTATTTTTTCTTTTAATATTTTAAGATTAGGTCTTTCAGTTGCAGGTAAATCTGCTGAATATAATTTATGTACTTCATCAATAATAACAAGTGTTTTTTTTAATGGATCAATGCTTCCATTTCTTTTTTTCATCATTTTATATATATCATTTTTCTCATTCAACATATTAGTAAATTGTTTATAACTTATAGGCATAATCCAGTTATTTGACATATATTTTAGTGGATTAGTTTTTACTTTCTCTGGAATATTTTCACCTTTTTCAATACGACGTCTTATAATGGCAGAACAAACCTTTTCAAACATATTTTTCCAAATATCTGTTTTCAAAGTATGTCGTGTTACCCATAATATTGTATAACCGTGTGGTTCAAATCCATTTGATGCAACAGCTATTGCTGAACATGTCTTACCAGTGCCTACTGAATGCCATAACAATAATCCCTTATTTACAGATGTATTGTTAAAATATTTTGATACAAATTCTTGAGTAGCAGTATATGTAACAATACGATCTGTTTTAGTTGTATTGTTATTTTCAATACAATTATTTTCAAAAATGATATTATTCCATTTATATTTACTAAATCTTTCAAGAATGTATTTTCTAAAATCGTTGAATTTCTTTGATGTTTGAGGTGCTTTTGCTAAGAATTTATTTAACCCTTTCTTCTTTTTCCCTTTTATGCCACCACCAGTACTTAATGGATTTTTAACTTTATCAACAAGATTAAATTTGTTCTTTTTTAACCCTCTATAATTAACATAAATACTGGGTCCTACTACATTGCTTAAGCTATTTTTATCAGGAGCATATATGTCTTTCACATTATCATCTCCAGTATAGTTATGTATATTTCCAGTTAAATCATAATCTACTGCACCATATCTTGAAATAAGTTCTAATTCATTTGCAAATGTCAATTTGCTTAAATTTAGTCCGCTATTTTCAATAAATGTTTCGCTGATTACAGCTGATTTATACTTTTCTTTTAAATCATCATCATATACTATATCATATTTAAAAACATGCAATGGCCAACCTGTCTTAGGATCAAATTCTAAACCCTTCTGTCCGCAAAAGCGTGTTCCTCTACCAATAGCTTGTGTCTCATCAGCATTAGTTATAAGAGGTTCAAATAAATGAACATATTTGACGTCGAATAAGTCTATACCTTCTTTAAATCCCTGATCTAATATAATGAATCTTATCAATTCTCCATTAATATTTTCAGGACGTTGATTATAAATAGACAAAATATTCTTTTTTAAAGTTACAGAGAAATCTTTATCATATACTTTTACACTGCATAACAATGCAAAATTTTTATAAGCATTTTGTTTCAAATTATTAGAAATCTTAAGTGATTTGTCATAAACATTTTTTAAACCATTCGATGTTAATCCTGCTGCTATCATTTTTGATCCAGCAGATGATTTTTTCAAATCAGTATAAATAATATGTTTAAAATATTTACCATGATTTTTCATATCAGCAGTATCTAAATCATTTATCATTTTAAGTAGATCTACAAGTTTAGGAGATGTCAAATGCATTTTATCTTTAAACGATTTTAGATCAAATGATTTCTTATCATATTTATCAGTATTCTCTTGTTTTGAGAAATTTGCAACCGTCCTGATACATTCGCCTTTTTTACTTATTTTTAGCATTCTTAATTATATAAAAGAATTTTAACATAAGACATATATTATTTTTTCATATTTTTGTAAATATTCTTCAAATGCATTTGAAATATTATAAACAATATTGATATTATTATATTCATTATAGTATTTTTTATTTGAATACAACCATAATGATACAAATGTAGGTATATATTCGTGATAAAAATTGTACAATATTATACCATAATCATCAAATATATTATAACATTTTAAAATGTCTAACAATAATTGGTCTTCTGAAAAGATATATATGTTATTATCATTTCTAGTTGCATATATAATTTGATTAGCATAAAAGATAAGTAATTTATTTGAAATAATAAATTGCTGTTTATTATACCATATTATTTTATCATCATTGATTGTTATAAGTGAAATTGTCAAATCTTCATGCACTTCCATAAAATTAAGCAGTAATGCTTTGATAAGTTCGTTTGTCATATACATATTGCTTAAAGATATTTTATATATGTTTATGATCTTGAATAAGGAATCTGTTTGTTTTTATTTAACATTATTATATTCGTATCATTATCTGCATTATAAACCTTTCTTATATTATATTTATCTTTATATGTTATAGTTTGCAATTGTCTTCTTTCATAACCATTTCCATAAACCTCTAACATCAAAAATATTTAATATCTGCTTAAAGATATTTTATATATATTTATACAGATATGCTGCATAATACATTAGTATATGAATATCCTCATGCACCAAGAGTTGTAATTATTGGCGACGTTCATGGTGATTTGAAGAGATTTAAAAACATTTTGAAACACGCAAATATTATCAATGATGATTTAGAATGGATTGCATTGCCACCTGAAACTATTGTTGTACAATTAGGTGATCAAGTAGATAGTTTAAATAGACATCCAGATATACAAAACTGGGAGGTTTTAGAAGATTGGAATATGCTTCATTTTACAAATAGTTTGCATAATATTGCTAAAGAAAAAGGGGGCAAACTTATATCTTTAATAGGAAATCACGAATTAATGAATGTAATTGGTGATTTCTCATATGTATCACCTTATAGTAAGATAGCAGACAGAATAAAATATTTTCAACCAACTGGAACATTATCTTCTATATTAGCATACAGACCTATTGTATTAAAAATAGGTGAATTATTTTTCTGTCACGCTGGTATTAAGCAAAATCATATAGATATTTTAGAAAAGCATAATAAACCTATTGAATATTTGAATGAAATTTGGAAAAACTTTGTCTTAACAGGATCAGTTATGGTAGAAGATCAAGAAATATTTCAAACAATAATTGTGGGTATGAATGGAATATTATGGAATAGAGAAGCAGACAATGATATTGATAATGTATTACAGAAATTAGGTTGTGAATATATGTTTATTGGACATAATCCAGTTGAAACAATTCAATTACAAAACAATAAAATATGGTTAATTGATACTTGTATATCAAGAGCATTTGGTAGCAAAACCTATGAATATGTAAATATTGATGATTATTCTATTAGTGTTAAAAAAATTACAGAAGACTAATATTGTAAAAAAATGATATAACATTAAAATGTACTATAATCAACAATGGAACAATTGAACAGTAAGTTTGATATGATATTGCAAAGCAAAATGGAAGAATTAAAACAAATATATACTCAAAAAACAAAAAAACTGAATGAGAATACACAAGATATCAATTATAGCGTAAAAACCACATTATACAAGATCAATGCTGAACAAGATAGAAAACTTAAAGCATCTAAGGCACATAAAAATAAAGAGCAATTATTTTCTGTTTAAATATGTCAAAATATATATATTATATTGCATAGAATTTGTGAGAAAAAAGCTAATAAGAAATAAAGATGTATATAATAAACAAGTTATGCTGCTTTCGGGTAGTCAAGACACAAATGCTTATACATTGTTAGAATTAGCATTACATAAAGCACAAAAATGTGAAATATTTGACAAATATAGCGAAGAATATATTGTTCATAGAAAAATGAAATTAGAAAAATATAGAAAACAATTGCTTAAATTAAGAAAGATTCCCATTATTAAACAAAGAACACAAGAATGGTATGATGCTAGAAAAACAAGATTGACTGCTTCTGATCTTGATGAAGCTATTAAAGATAAAAATCTAAGATTAGCTAAAAAAAAAGCAGGAATTATTAAAGATACGACTAATTATGCTCTAATACCTCCATTGAAATGGGGGACGATGTTTGAATCTATGGCAACACGTTGTTATTCGCAAGCTCGAGAAGATATTGAAATATTTGAATTTGGCCTAATATTACATAATACACTAGAACATTTTGGAGCATCTCCCGACGGGATCAATGATTTAGGTATAATGGTAGAGATAAAATGTCCTTATAGTAGAGAAATAATTGATAATGTAATTCCTTATAAATATTATATGCAAATCCAAGGGCAATTGGCTGTATGCGAGTTAGAAGAATGTGATTATATTGAATGTGATTTTATGACATACCAAACACCTTATGAATATATAGATGATATATATAATGTATATAACAATACAAAAATAAATCATGGCATCATTGCTGAATATAAAAACACTGTAACAGAAGAGTTTGAATATTTATATTCAAATAGTTATTTGACTGCAGCAGAAGCATTTGAAGATATCAAACAACAAGTTGAGAATACAAAGAATGATAATTTAATATTTCTTAAATACACACCATGGAGATTGAGAAACATTAATGTACAAAGAGTACATTTTGATAAAGAATTATGGGAAAAAACTGTTCCAAAAATTGATGAATTCTGGAAAAAGGTTGAAGAATGCAAATTACTGCCGGTTGAAGAGATTATATCAAAAACAAAGATAACATTTATTGCAGATGATTAAAATGTTATTAAATTTCTTTGCTTTATTTTATAAACAGTAGCTTTACATTTTTGTAAATTTTTATGCACATGTTTTCTTAAAAATACATCAAAATTTTGTATGCCAATAGAGCTATTATATTTTCTTATTTTCATTTTATCTTCGTTATAATATTGAGGATAAATAATAATCATTTGTGTAAATAATTCAACAGTATTACATGCTTCTTCTTGATATATTATAGTATATATTGGATCATTTAATTCGGCACCTAATGATATATATGTTTTATTTAAATCTTCTATTATTTTTTGATAAATATTTTCTATAGATATCGAATGAAATTCTTGATACGACGTATAATATATGGTATTTAATTGTTCAAGTAAATCATATGAAAATGGCAAAGATATACATCCACATAATTCAAGTGGATATTTTTTAGTTTGTAAATTTTGTAATTTATCTATTTCATTATAAGATTTCACCTTATTACATTTAGTATTTTTACATATGTTAATATCTACATTATTATTTGTAAATTCTTCGATATTATTTAATAACATATATGTGTTATTAGCTATTATTATAATACTAATTACTATAATAACACATATTGCAAGTATCAAATAAATATTCTTACTTATTTGCATTATATCTTTATATATTTAATATATAAAAATATTAGAATGGATTCAAATAAGGATATAAATTGTTTATTTCAGTTGATTTAAGATGTGATTTTGCATTATAACCAACCAAATATTGATTAGCAGAATTTATTCTATCATTATATGATGATGTTCCTCCTCTAATTATATTTGCCATTATAGTATTGTAATATTTACTACTTTGATTAGTATATCCAAACGATATTGTTGATGTAAATTTCAAAGATAATGGAGTTTGTCTAGGTGTTGCTGAATTTATTGTTATTGTTAATTTATATGATAGTGATGGTGAAGTCCCTATTTTTTCTAATTTTATACCTCCGTTTTGTACATAAGACGACGCGTTATTAATTATAGTATTACCAGTATCTGTTGAAGAAGTACCTGTATTATATGTCTTAGAATTTGAATCAGGTTCTAATATATTAGTGATACGTTGTAAATTAACAATAATTGTATCACCAATATATAAATCATTCAAAGGGGTTATATTAAAACTTATAGAATATGACACAGGCGAACCATCTGTGCCATTATTGGCGTACAATTCATAATTAACAATAGCAATATCTACATTAGAATATAAATTGCTTGTAGATGAATATAAATTACCAAGTGCATTCCGTAATTGTGTTGTTTCTTGCATATGTATATTACTTATATTAATTAATTTTTGTCGCACACCTGTTGTCCAATTACGAATATAGTCACCTGTTAAAGGTACTGCTTCATATTGTTGTGTTTGTGGATTTTTATATCTTAAATTCAATTCATTTACAAAAAACTTATTATTTTGAGTATAAATAGGCGCTGTATCATTAGATCCTCCTAAAAATATACTTGAATTAGCAAAATCAAACTTTGCAAAAATATTATTTGGATCACCTTTTGACCTTATAGTCATATTTTGTATATTTTGATCAGGTACAATATGAAATCCATTTTGTACATTCATATAAATGCATTCATTATTAGCATTATCACATATTTTTAAATTACTTGCATCTCTTAAATTTATTCCTGATTTTATACTTATACCACTGGTTACATTTACATTTTGTAAAAGATCTATTTTTGGAGTTATGCCTTTGAATTGATAATCAAATAATTTATTAGAGATTTCTTGATTATTATCGTAAAATTTGAAATATCTTTTGAGAATAGTGTCAAAATTATCTACATTATGTGCAACATTACTTGTATTATTGAATACACTGTCATGTTTTACTTTAAGAGATGCAACATCTACATTTGCATTAGTTATTTTTTTATTTAAATCATCTTCAGTAGATGTTAAATTATCTTCAAATTCAGTATTAAGATCATCTAAATGTTTTACTGTTTCTTGTATAGTATCATCAACCGCTTTTTTGTAATTTATATAATCATATGCCATATATATAAATATAGCAATTATTATAACTATCATTACAAAAAATATTATTAACATTAATGTATCCATTATCTAAATTATGCTTAGAATTTAAAATTATATATCCATTTGTACAACTCTTACTTCATCATTATTATTCATTTTATTACCACTTGTAATAGATTCATTATTTGTAGATTCAGTAGACCCTTTACTATTTGTTTTATCATCTATTATGTCATTATCTGAAAGACTATCTATATTTTTATTTGCAGTTGAATTATCATCTGATTTATAATCTTGATCTAATTCACTATCTGTATCATTTTCAGTTTTACCATCTTCATCATTATCTAAATCACTTCCTGTATCATTTTCATCTTCACTATCTTCATCTTCATTTAATTCACTATAAGTATCATTTTCAGTTTTACTATATTCGTCTTCATTTAATTCACTATCAGTATCATTTTCATCTTCACTGTCTTCTCCAATATCTTCTCGAATATCTTCTTCACCATCTTCACTATCTAGGCCTCCAGTTTGTATATTTTGCACAACTGGAATGTCTTCATCTTCCTCTTGAATTATTTCATTATCAAATATATCATTTATAGGCAAATCTAATCTTTCTGTATTCAATCTCATTTCAATACCCATACATTGCAATTCTTGTGTTAATAATTTAAAAGAATAAGGTGTTTGTATGAGAACTATGTCATCTTTTTTACATAAGGTACATTTATGCATTCTATTTTTTTTTGAAGGATTATATATACTTAATACACCACATCTCTTGCATATTGCCCATTTATAAAAATCCGATCTTTCCATCATAGTTTCTTTCAAAAATAATGATGTTCCGTGACTTAATACACTATCGCGTTCCATTTCGCCAATTCTCAACCCACCATGTTTTCTTCTACCAGATGTAGGTTGTCTAGTTAACATTACTTTTGGTAACTCATTCTTATCTCTATCTAATCCTCTAACATTTATTTTATCTGCAACCATATGTTTTAATCGAAAATAAAATGTAGGACCTATAAATATTTCTGTTTTAATCTGTTGTCCAGTAAATCCATTATATAATATTTCATTACCATAACTTTCAAACCCCATATCGTTTAAGTCTTTGTAAATTTTGTTTTTGCTAAATTCTACAAATACTGAACCATCTCCTAAACTACCTTTTAAACAACATAATTTTGCAAACACGCATTCAACTAAATGACCAATAGTCATACGTGAAGGAATTGCGTGTGGATTAATAATAATATCAGGCTTTATCCCATCTTTAGTAAAAGGCATACATTCTTCTGGAATAATCATACCAATTACACCTTTTTGTCCATGTCTTGATGCATGTTTATCTCCAAACTCTGGTTTGCGAATCTTCAAAAATCTTACTTTGCATACAGATGAGTTATTTCCCACTGTTTTATTAGATATAAATACTTTGTCAACAATACCATATAATGAATCGTCTGTTGTAATAGAAACATCAGTATATACTAATTCTTTTTTAATTTCTGTAAAAATACCTTTTTTGTCTTCAATATATACTTCTCTTACACTTAACATACCTACAACAACTACTCTTTGTCCTTTTGATACATAGGAACCTTCTTTTATAAAACCTTTATCATTTAATAACTTATAATTAGCGTGTTTTATACCTTTGATTTTTATACCTTGATCTAAATAGTTTTGCGGATTAGCAAAAATTATTCTTTCATTTTGTGATACATCTTTTTCTGTAGCTGTTACAGATTTGTAATATGATAAATTAAATAAACCTCTTTCAACACTATTTTTATTAATCATTATACTATCTTCTTGATTAAACCCACTATATGTCATAATTGCTACTATAACATTGAAACCATTTGGCATATTATCACTACATGTATATTGTGATAACTGAGTGCTTATTAAAGGACGTTGTGGATAATGATGCACATATGACATAGTATCAAATCTGTGATTGAAATTTGTAGCATAGATACCAATTGCTTGTTTACTTTGTGCTGCGTGGAATACATTTCTAGCAGATTGATTATGATTACATAATGGAATATTTGCACTAACAACACTTAACATAGTTGATGGATGTATTTCAAGATGAGTATGAAATATATTTACGTCTTCTTTTTGCATCGCTATTAAACACGTATCTTCTTCTTCAATATCTAAATATTCTATTGCTGCTCCTTCTTTTTCTAAGACTTTAAGAATACTCTCAAATGATAAATCTTTAAATTTTGAAAGCGTTTCAGGATTAATATATTCACTTCTATAATAAAATTCATCTGTTTTATCTTCATTCTTTATATCCAAAACATTTCCACATATCAAATCAAACCAATTGTCTAGTTTCCCTTTTTGTAATGTTTTATCAATATTGTTATTTTTCAGTATTATTAATGGTCTACATGGACGTCCTGCTTCTGTTAATATTCTAATTTCATTATTATGTATATGCCAAGATATCGATATTAATATGTTGATCAAGCTATTTCTTCTATACGCTCTTAATATTCTTAAAATTTTATTTGGTTCTTTAGTTATACCAAACCATGTACTATTTACAAATACCTTAGTTATATTTCTATCAAGAGAAATATTGTAATATTCAATTGGAATAACACCTATATCCATAAGGCATCTTCTTATATTATCTGTATTTGTCCCTGATGCTATTTTTGTTAAAAATGCCAAATTTTTCATATATCCAACAGATGCTCCATCTGGTGTTTCAAATGGACACATTATTCCATATTGTTGAGAATGTAATTTATGTGGTGCTGTTACCTTAATACTTCTATCAAGAGGCATATTTACACGGCGTAAATGTGACATAAATCCTATATAACTAATTCTAGCTAAATCTTGGACTTTTCCTAATTCAGGATCTTCTGTATCTACAATTCCCCACATTCCTTTCAGCGATTTTGCAAATGTTTCTGCAATCAATAAATTGGATATCAATTTATAAATATTATGTTCTGTAATAAAATTTTCATAATCTTGTTTTTGATTCCAAGATCCAAAATGATACATTGAATCCATTTTATCCCTAATTGATTTCCTTAGTTTCATATATGCTTCATGAAATAGTTCTGCCAATAAAAACCCACTAATATCAACTCTTTTATAAATGTAACTATCTCTATCACTTTCTGGTGAAATATTCATAATGACATTAATAAATTGTTTTGTTAGATATCCCAAAAACTTAGCTTTATTATGATAATTAGGAACATTGGGGAAAACATCTGTTGTCAATATATTTTTAACGTGATCTAAAGTATTATATTTAACTAAAGGCTTCAAATAATTGATAGCTTCTTCTTGTGTATATACTTTATGTTCATTATTACAAATTGAAGGTCTTATAAAATTGTCAAAAAAACATTTTTCTACATTATTATTATCTGTACCAAAAATACTTTCATATATATCTTTATCACTTTCTAAGCCCAATGCTCTAAAAAATGTAAATAATGGTATTTTGCCATTAATAGAAGGAAGTGTAATCATAATTGCTCCTTTTTTATTTTTATAGTCTTCAACAACATCATCTTCTGTCTCTATGTCTGGATTTTTCACTAAGTAAAATTCAATAGTTCTTGGAGATAATACAGTCTCTCCTGTTTCTCCAGTACATCTAATAACTCCTTTATAACTGAATGTATTATCATCTTTGATCTTTGATACAAATAATCTATTAGTAGTTATACGTTCTTGTGCAATTATTACCTTTTCTTTACCATCTATGATAAAATACCCACCTGTATCATATACACATTCTCCTAGTTGTTTCAAAACTTCAGCACCTTGTCCATTCAAAACACATATATCACTGTGTAACATAATAGGAATACTTCCTATAGCAACATTTTTGAATTCTTTGCTGGTTATTTGTTTATTTACATCTGTTATTTCAACTAACACATTAGCATATAGATGGCTCTCATATGTAAGATTACGCAATCTTGCATCATTTGGTGTGATGAGTTTAGCATCCCCTTTTTCAAATGTAATTGGTCTGTCTATGAAAATTTCAGTCCCTTGTTTGCCGCCTATATATAAATTAACTTGCATTATAATATTTTTACTGTCGCCTATGTCATCATATTTAATCATTGTTATAGGGTTATATGTTTTTATAGTTTGTGGTATATATGTTTTAATAAATTCTCTAAAACTATCTAAATGATGACTTGTAAATGGATATTTATGACTTTTGAAATATGTATCCAAAATATTCCAAGCATCAAAATCCATTGTGATAATAATTTATTACTCTACATTTATTTTATATATTTTTATTATATAGACATTATATAAAGAATTAAATATATTATAATTGTTAATATTATATGAACAAATGTGATCTTGAATCAAATGTAAACAGCTATATAGATAAATGTTCTTTTAATGTGACGCATTATGATATATGTATTATTTTACATATATTATATAAAAGTAATTTTAGATATATTGGCAAAAAACATTGGGAATATTTACAAGAATTAGAATGGATAGAAGATGTTAAAGCTAATAAATTAAGAAACGAAATACGCACTATAATATCTGATCTGTTTGTTAAAAGATACTTATATTGGTATAATCTAACAATAGAAAATAAAGATATTAATGAAGAAATACATAACAAATTAATGGCTGATAAAATGCTTAAAATTGCATATAAACTCAAAAAAGATAAATTTATATCTGTAGTTATTAAAGAAGCTCAATCTTTTTTTGATATACATAATAATGATTGATATTGAAAAATTAAAAATGTGCTATCACAATATAGATATAAATGACATAAATATGTCTTTTGATATTATTAATAAAGATAAGATTATAGAGGAGCTAAATGATTCTAAATATTGTCCTGTCAATAGTCTTAAATATTTGAAGAAGGCAAATAAATTTATTAAGTTACAAAGCAGTAAATATGAATTAACATACAACATTTTTTATAATAATAAATGCAAAATATGTATTACAAAGTTTATTATAGCATTTAAGAGAGCAATTGCAACAAAGCTGTATTTTAATATTAATAAATCATTTAATATTTTTATTATATTAGCACCACAAAAGCGATTTATTCCTAAGAAACAATTTATTGATGTTGTACATATAAATGGTGGTTTTACAAATACAAATGAAGGCAATATTTATATTGTAAGAGAAGAAGAATTTGCTAAAGTAGTATTACATGAAATTTTACACCATTGTATCATTATACATAGTGAAAATTGGAATAATGATCAATTGTTAAGATTGAAAAATAGTTTTAACATAGAAAAGAGTATATTATTGTATCCAAATGAAGCAATTGTAGAATTATGGGCTACTATAATACATTGTTATCTTTTATCCATTGAATATAATATTCCTTATAATATATTTATCAACAGAGAAATACAACATAGTAAAATGATCTGTCTACAGTTATTGCAAAAACAAGGTAGCAAAAAATGGATAGAGTATACAAATTCTTATTGTTATGTTGTATTTAAAACTATTTTATTATGCAATATTACAAAATTATTTAATAATTATACATTTCCATATTCAACAGAGTACATTACCGACTTTTTGATTGAAAATAAATTCAAGCATGTTAGTAACTTAAAAATAAATAATAAGTCATTAAGATTATTAATAACATCCGATTTTTAAATTTGTATATATATACTATTATCATTTGATATTAAATTTGCATATTTAGAATAGTTTATTAATACACCATATTTTACATATTCTTGCAATTCTTTTACTGAAAAATATGTTTCTCTTATAAGTTTATTTGTTTCTATTAATGTTAAATAATTATTTTGTAGTTTAGATAATTCTTGTTGTACATAATATTTTTGTTCGACAATTAATTGTGAGTTATTAAGCAATGTGTTAGCATTTCCTACACACACATCATAATCTTGTTTTTGCATTGTACCAGTAAATGAGGGACATCTTATAGTAGTAAGATAAACATATTCAATATCAATATTTTGTTGATTACTACTAAATGCACTTAATTTTTCATTATTTTGTTTAATTTCATTAAATATTGATTGCAATTTATTATTTATAATATTTGGGATATTATCATCTATATTACTTGATGAATAAGGTGCAAGATCTAAATTATATTTAATTATTTTATTTGGAATAGATAATTCACCAAGAGATATTGGAATATTATCATAGATTTTGAAGGATTCAATTTTATCACAATAATTATATGTGAATTTGTATATTGGTAACTGTAATGTTTTTGGGACGTATATAATTTGCTTATTGTTATACATATATGAAAATAAATCAATTTTTTGATTTGTATCTAAAGTTGTAAACTGTTGTGTTAATGAACTATATTCTACTATATTAATATTATGTACTTTCAAAAATATATCATTATGTAGTATACAATCTAATTTAATATATTTAAGGTTATTTTCAAGTGTTATTGTATTATTTTTACATATGTATTTCTCCTCATTTAATAATGTTTCTGCATTTAAATTATCTTTCATTTTAATTGCTAAATATTTATTATTGTCATTGTCAATTATATTAGAGACTGTGTTTGATAATGTTAGGGGAATATAAAACATATTCGATGAAATATTAGATTGCACTTTGTCCAACATATTGATATGGCTCAACCCTGTATATGATGATATATCTGACAAACAATATCCAGATAAATTATTTTGATTGTAGTCTATTACTTTTGTAATATTTTTATAAACTAGGATATTAGATGATCCATAAATATTTCTAGATTCTTTCAAATTATTTAATTCAATTTTACATGCATTTAATGGTAACGATGCTTTATTATCCTTTATATATCTTAGATTATCATAATTGGTTTTATTTGCATTTGGATCAACTTTCATTTGATTCAAAATTACTTGAATTTGGATGTCACTCATTTTATAAATTTCTTCCAATTGATCACATAAATCACTATTATTTGTTAGATGCAAAGTACAAGGTCTTGTGTCTATTTTGATAGGCTGTCTTACTTGTTCTTCAAACTTTTCAACATTGCTGTATTTTGTTGTTAGTAATATAATATTAATAATTAGTATTAAAAATAATATTAAATTAATATATTTTAGAGTACTATTTTCTTTGCTCATTTAAGGAATTATTATATATCCTACTCTAATGTCAATAGAAGATATAAATTATTTGAAAGAAAACAGTATAAAAGAAGCATATACATTTTTAGTTGATAGTAAACAAAGGGACAAAAGATTATACCCTACGCCATCTGAATATGTAATAGAATTTTCAACTCCTTTTAGAAATGTTATCGGAATTGAAGTAGTCGATGTTAGTATTCCAAAAACAATGTATAATATTGATCAAACAAATAACAAATTATATTATTATATAGCAAATACAGAAGATGATAATAAAGTAAATATTGTTATTAATAAAGAAGGTATTGAGGAATATGACAAATATATGTTCAATGTTTTAGAAGTACCACCTGGAGATTATAGGATAGAAACACTTGTAGATAAATTGAGATCTCTATTAAAATCTATAGACTTAGATATAGCACAAGTGTCAGTTCCTGCTGATTTGACAAATAAAATTTATTTTCGATCTAGTAAACCATTTTTGCTAGATATGCAACAATCTACTATTAGTGAAGTATTGGGGTTTGATCTATATACAACAGATAAAGATACAAATAAGTATAAATACATGTCATATAATAGTAAAGTAGGTTTTGAACAACTTTATCATAGTTTTTACAATACAGAAACAGGTAGATATAATATATATTCTCCAGGAATGATGTATTTATTAGGAAGCAAGTATATTAAATTAAGATGTCCTGAGATTGAGGCATACTTATATACATCACTTGCATATTCAAAATATAGTTTAGGTTTAGCTAAAATACGTGTTAATAATTATGGATATAATGATGAAAAAACATCATTTTTAAAAATTCCTATAAAAGAATTTCATCCTATTGGTAAATTAAGTAAAATGACATTACGCTTTGAAACAGATGATGGTGAATTATATGATTTCAAAGGTGTTAATCATAATATAATGATAGCAATTTACTATTATGTGCCTAAGCCACAAAATACATTAATGCCTTCAATATTGAACCCTGATTATGATCCTAATTTCATAGCTTATCAATATAAACAAGAGGAGCAAGAAACTGAATCGGATAGTGAAAATGACTTTTCTAGAGATAACATGAATATATATAAAACACGAAAATCAAACTATGATAAAGAAGGTATTGCTTTTAAGAATAAATTAATAGCAAATACTTATAAAAAACAACAAGATAAGAAAGATATTCAAAATGCATATTTAAATAGAAAGATAGAAAATATAAAATATGCTTCATCAACAGAAGAAAGTGATTAGGAAAGATGTTGTATTATTTTATCTAAATCTTCCATCTTAAGTTTATCTTCTTGTATATATGATGTAATTAATTTACTATCAATATTGCCTCCCTTTACACCTTCTATTATTTGTTTTTGATAATCAGTTAATTCATTATCAAATTTTTCAACCCATTTAAATCTAAAACACCCAAAGAAAATCAATATTAAAATTATAACAATCAAAATTATCGACATTATATCAACATATTTTATAAGTTTTTGCAATTTCATTGTTCTGTTTTATATAAAGATTAAAAAAATAATATTGCTGATTTATAGTAATCTAATGGCAGAATTATCTTTGGTATATGGAAATGATGGAAATTATTTTTCACAAAATGATTATGAAACAGATAGACCTAGACAACCATCTGTAGGCGGGCAGCAAATGCAACAAAGTCAACAAGTGCAACAGCAAGTTGTACAACAAGCGCAACAACAACCTGTTGTTATGGTAAAAGAGCCAAATAATCAAGTTAAAGAAGGGTTTCAAAATATGTCCCCTCAAGAGTATGTCCCTTCATATAGAAAGAATTCTTATTCGTTTTGGGATAAAATGACAATCAAAAGACCAGAAGTAATGAAATTAGCAATTTTTTCTTTAGTAATAGTTCTAGCTATTGCTATTGATAAAATGACGTCTCATTATTTGAGTAAATATATCAGTGAGAATATATTTACAGACTTCCAAGAATTTATGGTAAGATTATCATATCCAGTCTTAATATTTTTGCTTTTATGGATTCTTAAATCCTTGTAAAATATATAAGGATAAAATATGATAATATAATCAGCCAAGAGCACATACAATTACACCACTTTAGAATAGAATGCCCTCCAGATATCAAGAAATGCTTAGAAAACAAAGACAAAACGAGGAAACCGCAAGAGCTGGTTTAAAATGGGATACAGACGAAGATTCCAAATTACTTTCAATGTTAGAAGATAATGTTTCATTTGCTGATATTGCAAAACAATTACAAAGAACAGAAGGAAGTATTCGTACCCGTCTTATCTTATATGCAATCCAAAAGATGGATAAGGAGAACTTTTCACTAGAACAGGTAGCAGAAATGGTGCATCTTACAGAACAGGATATTACAGAATATCAAGAAAAGAAAGCTTTGAGAGATTCTCGCAGACAAAATAAACCTAGACTTCCAAAGAGACCATTAAATGTTACAAATAATGATATTTATGATATTCTTCTATCTATGAATAGATCACTTGAAACACTGCTTTCAAGATAAATAGTTTATTTTTTTAATGTTATATTGAATTTAGTATTATTCAATATTTCATTTGATGTTTGCGATCTTTGTAATTTAAAAGGTTTTTTTATATGTGGTATAGTTTCATTTGCAAAAGTATAGATAATAAAAAAAATGACATAAAATATTCTCATATATATAAGGTAATATATTAAATAATGAGACCTTTATTAGCATACAGACCACAATATACGCCAGAATGTATAGATTACATTTTTAAAAAAGGTTATGCTGTTTTGGACAGTCAAAATGTTCATATTAAAACATATAATATAAACAGTTTAAGTAAGAATATGGCTGCTATGGCATTATTTTATACTATATATAATGAAATGTATAAATATTCACAAGAAGGAATATAAAAAAATGATTCCTTATATTTATTACAATATAACCATCACTATGGATGAGAATATTGATTTAGACAATTGTTGGAATCTTTTAGATGATTTTAAAAAAGAATTAGATACAATAGAAGATAAAGACCCGTCTGTATGCCATTGTGGATGTAGTGAAACAATCATAGAAGACACAATGCAAATATGCAAAAATTGTTGTGCTGTATTAGGTTGTATGATTGATAATACTGCAGAATGGCGTTATTATGGTAGTGATGATAATAGAGATAGTGATCCTTCAAGATGTGGTTTGCCCACAAATTCATTATTGCCTAAATCTTCCTTAGGAAGTATGATAGGAGGAAGTAAACATGATAACGTAGATATTATGCGAATACGTATGTGGCATCTTTGGAATTCAATGCCTTATAATGAAAGGACATTGTTAAATGTATTTGGAAAGATATTATCACATACTGTAAATAATGGTATCCCACAAAAAGTCATAGATGATGCAAAAGTGTTGTATAAAAAAGCATCAGAGAGAAAGATATCAAGAGGAGATAATAAGGAGGGGTTAATTGCATCTTGCATATATCATTCTTGTTTAATGAACAATGTGCCCAGATGTTCTAAAGAAATAGCAGCTATGTTTAATATCAGTCCTGTTGTGCTAAATAGAGGTAATGCCAGATTTCAAACATTGCTAAAAATAAATGTTGCTTCTTCAAATCCAGAAGATTTTATTTCAAGATTTGGAAGCAAATTGTCGATGAAAATGAATGATATAGATAATTGCAAAAAATTGGTGAAGTTTCTTGAAAAACATGAGATACTTAGTGATAATTCTCCCACATCTTCTGCTGCAGGAATATTATATTATTATTCTATGAGTGAAAATTTAGGATTTACAAAGAAACAGTTTTCTTCAGTATGTAATGTATCTGAAGTGACAATTATCAAAAATTATAAAATAATATGTAAGTATAAAGAATTCATTGATAAAAATAAACAAGAAATATATTCATCAGTATGAATCAAGAATTATATACATCTGTTTGTAATGCAAAAATAAAAGAAAGTATTTTTTTAAGTACAAGGATCATATTAAAAGATCCTGACAAAAATCACGAAATAATATTGAGTACATTTTTAGCAGTGCTTAGTTATATTGGATGTTATATATCAATTTATGAAATAAGATTGTGGTTAGATGCCTGTAAAAATGTTACAGAGTTCATAGAAAATGATAAAATTGTGATGAAAGATATTTATGTAATTGTAACTAAACTTTGTATATTATGTGATATATATGTCAAGAAACCTGTAGTAAAAACAGGAACACACAATATCAAATTACTGCGTGCAAAAATTATTGATATGTTTGAAAATATTGAATTTAAGCTGACTGATTCTGGTATATCTGTATTTGAAGGCATATTGCCACCAAGTAATAGCCCTACATATAGTATCAGTAATCAAATAATTACAGGTTATGTTTTTTTTATAAAACAATTAGATAGCTTATCTGTTGATAACAATGCAGACAAAATATGTGATATGGCTGATAAAATGCGAAATTCATTTGATTATATTATAAGAAAGAAATATACCTTCGAAACTAAATTCTATGAAAGTGATAATGAACCAGTGTGGTTTATATGGGGTTTTATATCATTACTTTATCAAGATCAGGATTTTGATATGATATATACATTATTTAATATTGGTTATAACAAAAAAAATAAAAACTTAAGAATTGGAATATTATATGGTACCGCATTAGTGATGGTATATGAGAAGAAGAAAGATATTGCAAGAAATTGGAATAATAAAGAGATACAAGTTATCAAAAAAATAGAGGAACTTAGTATGCAACTATATAAGGATATTAAAAAGGAATTGATACAATCAAACGAGATTCAAGAAACAGTAAAGAAAGGATTTGATGGATTAGAGTACATTTTTGGTTTGAGACATAATATTCAAAAAGAAAATATATATATACCAGAAGCTGACAATGTTGTGAAGATGATAAAATACAAGACTAATTGATTTTGTTTATGATGTGTATATACTGTTTATCACATTTCTCACACAAAATATTGTCTAAATATTTTATCATTGTAAGACAATGACAGTTTTTGCATTTGATTATATTTTTACTAAGATTTAAATGATGTTTAAGTTTGCTCATATATATTTTTAGTATATTATTTTTATATGATGATTACATATAATAACTTTGTAATGGTAACTGAATATATGTAATATAAACGGGTGGTGGATAATATGGTTGCAAATTTGGTTGGACATATTGTTGTGTGTTTTGTTGCATAGAAATACTTCTCATATATGTATTATTTGCTTCATAGTATCTTGAATCTTGTGCAGATGACATTGGAATATTGGGAGTGTTAACTGAATTAGGAATATTTCTATTATACATTTTAGGAGCAGGAGGTAGTAGAGGTTTTGTACTTGGTTTCATTGGTAATATCATAGAAGGTTCATTTGCTATATCAAATGTACTTGTTAGACAAGGATATTGAGCAAAACCTTGTATTTTTAGTTCTTTACGTACTGAATCAACAAAGGAGAATACATCATACAACTGTTGTGGTTTTCTTTCTAATACTTTGATGAAACATGCAGTTAATGCTCCAATATGTTGTTTATCATTTAATAGATTATATGCATCTGCAGATGTTTGATTGTCCATACATCCTGATATAAGAATTGTTTTAGCTTTTACAGTACATTTTTTGTTATCTATTGTAGATTGACGTGTTGTAACATTCCATGTATATTTCAAATCAAGTATTGATCCACTGTGACAAGAATCACATACAAACAATATTTTAGTATTTGGATTGAATCTGCTTATTACATGGTTGAGAATATCATCTATAAGAATGCCTTTAGATTCATAATCAGATGGTACTAAACCCTCATCCATAAAATCCAATTCATCTCCTGATGTATCTCTTTGGTAGCTTCCGTGACCACTATAATGTACCCATACGAATTCTAAATTATCTCTATATGATTCAATTGCTAAATTATATAAATTTTTAATAATACCATCATATGATGTATTTTTTTGATCAAAATCATCGGTATATATTTCAGTTGGAAAATCTGCACCATATAAAGCTTTTAATTGATTTGAAATATGTCTAACATCATTGATGCAACCATTTAATTTCCCATCTTTGCAGTGTGAATAGTTAAGTCCAAATAATAATGCCTTTCCTTTCATTATATTTCTATATTTAATAAATAATTTAATTTGCAACAGAAGTTGATATGTGTCTATAATAACCTACATTAAATGGTTCTGCCCAGAAACTTTTTATGTCAAAGATTCTAAATAAATCATTCATCCACCAGTCAACAGTAAAATTAAATGGCAAAAAATTTTCATATAATTTCTTAGCACATTTTAACCTTATCAAATAAAATCTTGCACATTTTGTTGCTCCGTGACATTGATATGTTCTTTCATTTGATTTAGGATAAACAATTTGACCATCTTTAAGTGGTTGTTCAATATATGGTACAATTTTATCTTCATCCCATCCGTGGCAATCAAATAAAATATCCCAATCTGGATAGAGTCTATTTAGTTGTTCAATATATATATCAAGTTTTCTAGGGACATTATCTATTAAATACATATTATCTTCCATTATTACTGCATATTCATAATTGTTATTGACTATATCCTGCAAACATAAATAATGCTTATAATTACAAGCCATTTGTCCCTTATACATTTCCTTTTGTGCTTCAATTGGCCTTCCACAAGTATATGTAACACCAGGCATTACATTTTTGTTGATAAATTCATCATCAATATCATCTATATTAGGATATAACATCCATTTTACGTTATTATTGTCAATATTAACTCTTTTGAAAGAGTCTAACATATGTTGTTCTCTGTTTTTGTCTAAATTATGTATTAAATAGTATTGAATTTGCATAATGAATAGTTATATTATATGTTTATATGATATTTTACAACTGTGATGTATTTTCATGACACCAATGAGCCACATTAGGTGGTTCTGCCCAAAAACTTTTTATATCATATTTTCTAAATAAATCATTATAATACCAATCAACTGACCAATTAAATGGTAAGAAATTTTCATAAAGTTTTCGAGCACATTTCAGTCTTATCATATAGAAATTGGTACATTTTGTACCCCCATGACATTGATTTGTTATGTTATTTGATTTAGGGTATACAAATTGACCATCTTTTAAAGGTTGTTCAATATATGGAATAGAGTATGTATAATCACCATTTATCAACCATCCAGGAGTATCAAATAAAATATCCCAATCTGGATATAATGTATTTAACTGTTCAATGTAAGTGCTTAATTTATCAGGAACATTATCTTTGATGTCAATATTGTCTTCAATAATAACTGCATATTCATAATTATTTTCAATTATGTCTTTTAAACATAAATAATGCTTATAAGTACAACATATTTGCCCTTTTTTCATATCAGTTTGTGCATTTATGAACATGTCACATACTAGACTTCTACCAGAAGTTACATTTTTATTTATAAATTCATCATTAATTTCATCTCTATTGGGATGCAACATCCATTTTACATCTTTTATATCTATATTAACTTTTTTGAAAATATCTAACATATGTTTTTCTCTTAATTTATCACCATTATGTATTAAATAATATTGAATATGCATTATTTAATCTTGTTGATTTTAAGTTATATATCTTTATATATATTTAATATAAAACATACTACATCAATATATAAACAAAATATGTATTATATTTATATAATGTTTGAGAATAAAGTATTTTTGATTTTTGGTGGAACTGGTTCACTGGGATATGCTATAAATAAAAGATATTTACATAATAATATAATACATAATTTTTCTAGAGATGAACAGAAACATTGGAAGATGAATATAGACTTTGATAATCACAATAATATGCATTTTGTTATAGGCAATGTATCAAATAAGGATAAAGTTAAAGAAGCAATTTATAGAATTAATCCTAATATCATTATAATAGCATCTGCTATGAAACATATAGATCAATGTGAAATTAATATAGGAGAAATTATTGAAACATAATCTTGAGTATATTTTTTAGATATACTAATATGAATGAAAATTGTTGATAAAGATTTATAACCTGAAAAACAAATATAAGGTTAAAAATAATAATTATTTTCATAATGAAAGAAACCATATTTTTCCTAGAAGGCAGAGGAGGTATACATTTATATCATTTCTTCATATATAATTTAGGAGGCTTATATTACATAGAAAATGAAATATATGATAATAGGGGTCATCCTGCAACAAGTGTTTTACTAGAAAATACATCTAAAATAGTTTCAAAACCTTCACATAATATAACATATCCTATCAAAATTCATATGAAAAATATCTTGCCTTTTCAGAGAGAAGCATTTAAAATAATAAAGCATAAATTTGAACTTATTGAAGATTTATCAAATTTTGAAGATTATGAAATAGTATCTATTTATGGTGAAAAAACAGGAGAAAATACAGTAATAGATAAACCAGACATTATTTTGCCATATCTTAGAAATTTATTTTTGGAAAAGATTTATTATGATGTTATTCCTAAAAAACGAATTTTCATTACAAGAAAGAATACTGAACATATACATCAAGGAAATTTGAAAAGATTTATTATTAACGAAAACGAAATTATTGAAAAACTTAAAAAATATGATTTTGAATATATCCAATTGGATGATTATAATACATATGATAAAATAAGAATATTCATGCAAAGTGATATCATTTTATCTTCGCATAGCGGAGCTTTAACATTTACTATATTTTGCAATAAGAAAACAAAAATAATAGAAATTCTAAATCATGGTACTATAGGATTTTCACATGAACATTATCAAATTAATTCTAGATCTCTTGATTTACAATATTATAAATATAGTAATATAATTGAAGATGATTTGGGAAATTTTTGTTTAAATTTTGATGAATTTGAAAAATATTTACAGAATCTTATATAAAGAATAATTCATTGTTTTATTTAGACATAATGAGTTTGAATTTAAAACCTTCGACAAATATTAGGTATCCTCCATTTTTGAATGGTGTTTATTTTGATGAATATTTCTCCAAATTTTGGGAGAAACAAAAATTTGCACTGAAAAATAATGCATATTTTTTAGACATATTTTGGTGTAATATGTTTCAAAATAATGGTGGTAATCCTAATATACCTCAATTACAGCAATATGTAAGAGATATATGTCAATCTGCTTTGCAAAATAAAAAATTTGTTTTCACAATTTGTCAATGGGATGATAATATATGTATGCAAAAACCTTCTAATTTAATTGTGTATTCAATGGGAACGACTGTAGATATACCCTTGCCATTAATTGTAGAGGATAATACTTCTAGATTAGAATCTATTACAAAATTGTCATACAAAGAGAAAGATATATTATGTAGTTTTGTGGGATCAAATACACATTCTGTAAGACACAATATTTATAATATGTTGAAAAATACTGAAGGTTTTGTATTTCATCTAAAAAATGGATGGGATATTAGTGTCAATGAAAACTTAGTTGATTTGTTTATAAATACTACTCAAAGAAGTAAATTTGCATTAGCTCCTCGTGGTTATGGCCCGTCTAGTTTCAGATTTTTCGAGATCATACAAATGAATGTTATACCAATATATGTGCATGATGGGATTAATGCTTTACCATTCCAAGACATAATAGATTATAATAAATTTTGCATTGTTTTACATATTGAAAATATTCATACCTTACCTAATATTTTAAATAATATAAATGAAAAAACATATAATGAAATGTTGAAGGAAATGAACAAGATTAAACCATGGTTTACAATGGAGGGGACTTGTGAATATATAAAAAAAGATATTATGAAAAGATTACAATCATAATCATATATAAAGAATAGTTATACTTTATATATTATTATGTTAATACCAAATATTTTTGAATTATTTCCAAATTACAAACCTGAAAAGGGAGTTTTACATATTGGGGCCCATAAATGTGAAGAAGAACCATTATACCATTCATTAGGAATGAATGATAATAATATATTGTGGATTGAAGCTAACGATGATTTGAATAACAATAAGAAAAATTTTGTTCACGCTGTTATAAGCGATAGAGATGATGAAATTGTAGATTTTATGATAACAAATAATTTAGAATCATCATCTATTTTGAATTTCAAAACACATGCATATGAGCATCCTCAAGTCAAAGAAGTCAGTAGAAGAAAATTAAAAACAACAACATTAAATACATTATTTGCAAAAAATAATATAAGATATGATACATTTGACTTTATTAATATTGACATTCAAGGTGCTGAATTAAAAGCACTGAAAGGCGCTAGCAAAATTTTACCTCATATTAGATGTATTTATGCAGAAGTAAATGAAAAAGAATTATATGAAAACTGTGCTTTTGTATATGAAATAGACCAATTTTTATCACAATATGCATTTAAAAGAGTGCATACATTTATGACTGGTTCAGGATGGGGTGATGCATTTTACATTAAACCTTAGCTATAAACATACCAATCAAATGTATCACAAAAATGTGATTCTAGATGTGCATTGTTTGTATATGTACTACCATCATGTATAGTGTGTATATATGTCATATTTTCAAGAAATTTAATCGAAAAACCACTATTTAGTGCAATCCAATTGATATATAATGCATCAACATAGGGATATATTTGGTTATATATGGGATCTTGCAAATTTGTTACTAAACTCTTATGGAAAATACAATTCCCTAAGTTTAATGCCCAAGTACCATATAAATGTTTGGTTTTATACTCTTTATTCCATAACTCTTTATCTATGTATTTTGGAATATGTTTCTCATTTTCTAATTTGAAATTAGGCAAAGCATTAGAAGGAGTGTATATGATTTTCTCATTTACGCCATTAATTTTCCATTCTTTAAATACTTCTTCAAAATAATCTAAATCCGCAAAATTGTCAGAATCTAACAGACATATCCATTCATTGTTAGCATATGAACAAGCAGTAACTTTGTTTTTAAAAGGACCAACTCTTTGTTTTTGGGAGTGTATTATTATTTTTTTATTTGATCCATATTCTTCTATCAGTTTATGATAATCATTTGTTGCATCATCAACAATAATGATTTCACTTATATAAGGATTATGCAAAAATTTGGGTATGTTTATTTTCAAAAAAGTATCAAATCTATTGTGTGTTGGAATACATAATGAAAACTTATTCATAAATATTTAATATATTCAATCTTTATATAATATTCACATAAACACATAATTATAAAATATATTATGGCAAAAGAATTTAATTATTTATCACTTAAATATGGAACACATTTGGATTGGTTTCCTGCTGGAGGTGGTAATATATCTGTTAAAGATGGTAATATATTATATGTAAAACAGTCTGGAACAGCTGTATGTGACAGCAAATTTGTAAAATGCAACTTACATAAATTATTGAATAATTTCTATGACGACAATGAAAATTTAATAGACTGTATATTATCTTCTGATATACCATCAATAGAAGTTTGGTTTCATTCATTTACTAAAAAATATACTATACACATGCATCCAAGTGAATTATGCACAATTTTATGTTCTAATGAAAAAATAGATTTAGATAAGTATGAAAATATAAAATATTTATTCATAGATTACTTTAATCCTGGTAAAGAAGTATCAATGGAAATTTATAAAATATATGATAATCATTCTGTAATATTTCTTAAAAATCATGGAGTAATATTTACAAGTGATAATTTACAAGAATTACATGATAACATTGCTTATGTACTCAAATCTTGTAAACAAAATATTTTTGATCTTCAAATATTAACAAATAAAAATATTTGGAAGTCAAGAAAATTAATAAATATTGGTAAACTTAATATATATATTCCAGATATAGTGATATACCTTGGGTTTGAAGTAACAAAATCAACATATGAAGAAATTCAAAGATATATAAAAGAATATGATAAACATCCTGTTCTTATTAGAGATGCTGATGATTTATATATTGTTGCAGATACTAAAAGAAAATATTATGATATTGAAGAAATGATTGATACCTATTTGAACTTTCATGTATCTGCTAAAACAACATTAAACAAAAATAATATAAAACTTCTTACCGAATCGGATAGAGAGAAATATAGACAAAATATTTGAATATTATTCGTTATATATAAATTCCCAATTTTGCAATTTTGGATAATCCATCATTTTCCAAGACCAATCTAGATTATATTCACTCCATTTCCTCATTCTTGCCCATATATGAAAAAAGACTTTTTTTTGTTTTATTTGTAAAATATCTTTAAACTGTGAATGATAAATGAAATTTGTATTAAATCCTTCAATTAAATGTATCTCTTCTGCATCTTCAATTAATGAAAATAACCAACCTGGAAAATCTACTAAGTAATTAATATCAATATTAACATAACTATTTCCTATATATTTATCTAGTTTTTTTATATCAATATTTTTTTCTGAGCCAATAGTATTTATAATATTGTATTTTTCATTTGATTTTATATTGAATTTTTTTAGAATAATTTCTTTCATTTCTTTTTCTTTTTCATAATTGCGATGATAATTAAAATAATTCATTCTTACATTGTTATTTAATCCAATAAGTTTATAATAAACTATAGAATTTATTTCTAATGAATCATATGGTATTCTCAAATTTGGTATACATTTATATTCTACATCTATATCCAATACATTATATATTGGATTACAATCTATATAGAGGTGTGTATTATTTATTTTGGGATGTTGTTGTAATATATTAATATCTGTATTCCAATAGTCTATTCTAGGACAGCATATATGGAAAGTATCATAATTATTATTATTAATTAATGTATGCATTTCATCGTTAAGAATAAGATATATTCTAGTATTATAAAATGGGTCATTCTCAAAAAAACAATTGTAAAATGTAATTAAATTTGGGAATTTATGGAATGATATATATATATTATCATAATGATCAAGTATGTAATATACTAGACCTATCATAGATAGGGTATCACCATATGTATTCCAAGGTGGTATCAATATAATGTTAGAAAATTTGTTCATTTACTATTTTATTAAAGATGTGTATACTTATATGTCTTTCAAAAGATGTGGTTTATAACTAAGTAACAAATCAAGATGTTCTCTTGTATATTCAAATTCGCCTATACCAAGATAATTCGGTAATTCAATAATTGTTAACCTTCTGCCCTGTAATAAATCAGTAAAATTGAATTTATGATCTTTTATATACCAATCATATGCATATCTAGGGAGATATAAATGTTTAAGTTTTTTTGATAATAGTAACACAATATATATTATTGTACTATAACCAAATATCAAAATTTCACAATTTAATAAGGTTTCTAAATCATCTTTGAAATTTTGTTCTTTCCATGAAACTTGTTTATGCTGGATCAAAAAATTTGCAACAGGATTTATCAAGTCTTGAGAAACCATTATAGGGATAATTGTTGAATTTTCCATTTCAATGCATTTTGTATAAAAATATAAGGGAGGTTGTGTGTAATTTTTATTTTGTATTATAAATATGTCTTCTCCTCTTACATACAGTACTATTTTACTTGTAGGTTTGTTTAAATCAACATAAAAATTATTTCTTAAATATTTATTAAATAAATATGTATCATTATTACCTAAATTCCTGGTAAAGTACATTTCCCATGCACTCTTTTGCATAACTTCATCATTATTGGTATCTGTATTATTTAAGTCTATATTTTGAATTTTAAATATATCAGCATAATTGTAATCTTTATGCTGATAATCAAATTTAATATAATTTATATTATGTTCTAAACTATAATATATAGATTGCATTATAGTCAATATATAGTTTGTAAATCTTCCATAAATTCCTTCTATAATTAATATTTTCATTTTGAATATATTTTTAGTATATGGTATCTTTTATATCTATTTATAAAGATAAACATTGTTTCCAAAGTTGCACATTCTGCATTTTACAACATATAGCATTAATTTTGAGTTTTTGATTAATTATTTCCTCAGCATATATTTTTATATTATTTGGATGATTTTGAAGTTCAGGAGATACTAAACATATTTTATACCCTAAGCTTTGTATCATTTCACAAATGTTGCTATTCAAAGGTAATTTATTGAATACATCAACCCATACCCATTTCACTTTTCCTTTCATATTTATCAACGTATCAAGTCCTTCATATTCTGAAAATCTAAGAGCTATATTCTGCTCGCCATTACTTACTAAGAAATGTATCATTGGAAATGAACAATCTAAAAGAATATAATTTCCATTATAATTTGATTGCTTCAATATGTTTAAAACATCTATTTCAATTCTTTCACATTTAATATTCAAAATTAAATCACGATTATTTATGTGCTGTATGTAGTCTTTAAAGTGTTCACCTTTTGTATATGGATCATGTTGCACAATAATGTCCTGCATGTAATCTCTCAAATCCAGTTCAACGCCAAATTCTTGATCAATATTTTCTAATTCAATTGAAGAATTCACGCGATGAACAAAAAACTTCATTTATATAATGATTAAATATATGAAATAGTTTTATATTATTTAAACAATATAATCAATACAATATTTATGCATATAATACCATTTTGTAATTATTTGGAAAGAACAATCATAGATAAATCTTGCAAAAATAGAAATATTGAATATATTCTATTAAATAATATCAAAATTATAGGTTGCAATCATATATATCCAAATTGTTTATTATATGATGTAAATAATAATATAATAGTTTCTCCATATGATGAAAAGATTATGTCTTTGAATAAAGAAATATTTTATGAAAATGATTATCAAATTTCAATAAAGGATACAGAATATATTATAAACTATGAAGATGATGTGTTTTTTTTTATATATAATTTTGATAACTACTACCATTTTATATATGATACATTGGCATATATATGTTGTTATCTTGAATTAAAAAAATCTAATAACAAATTAAGACTATTAGTCTCATATCCTAATGTGCATATGAATACATTTTATAAATTTAATGAAGAAATATTTTCTATTTTCAATATTGATAAAGACATAATTGTTCATAATGAAAATTGTTTATATAAAAGTATGTATGTTGCAAATTCAATAACACATGGAGGAAAATCAAACAATCCTCCTCACCCATGTGTTTATAATTTATTCAATGCAATAACTAATAAACCCGAACATTCTTTATCATTAAAAAATAAGAGAATATATATATCCAGAAGAACTTGGATACATAATAATAAATCAAATATAGGGACTGATTATACTCAACGAAGAAAAATGATGAATGAAGATTTGCTTGTTACAGAGCTTGTCAACAAATTCCAATTCCAAGAAATATTTTGTGAAAATATGACAATGCTTGATAAAATTGATATTTTTAAGAATTCAGAAATCATAGTTGGTGCAATAGGAGGTGGTATGTGTAATTTGTTATTTAGTCCAAATACTACTAAGGTTGTATGTATAGTTAGTCCTTACTTTTTGGATATAAATTACAGATTTATTTACTCTATGAATCACACTGATATACAATATATATATGATACAACACAATGTTCACAATTATTTACAAGAATAAAGGTAAATGATGAAAATAGTGAGTATTACAAAAAAATTGGTGAAATAATAGATGTAGATGCAGATAAGGATTCATATACTATTAATATATCTGATAATGATGTAGCGGGATTTAATAGTAATGTATGTTTTACAAAAATAACATTAAGAAAATCTCAAATAGAATTTTTAGATAAAGGACTTAATAGTCCATATTGTGTAAATATTGATAAAGTATTGCATACAATAAATATGTTGATATAATTCAATTATCATTTTTCAAAATATCATGCAATATATTACAGTGTTGTAAAATATTTTGAATCCTATTTCTTATGACTTATACAAAAGAGAAATTGATAGAGTTTTTTGCATACAATATTTTGTATATTTAGACCTTTGAAATTTAAAAAAAAAATGGACAAAAGAAAAATTAAATTAGACATTAAAAATTGATGCTGGAAATTTCAATGGTTTTAATGCTGGTAAAATAATGGAAGTAAAGGAAATTAAACATAAATATAATATTTTGGAATTTATTTAAATACTGAAACATCTTTTTACATCAAATAAGAAAATATCAAATTATTATGATAATGTCATATCAAGACTTGATAAATTAGAAGAAGAGAATAAACAATTAAAAACTTGTCAAGTCAATTATTATGATATCAAAGAAAGGTTAAATATATTGGAACATTATGATATCAAAAATAAGTTAGATATTATTGAAGATAGATTAGATAGAATAGATATAGTAGGAGAAAGCATATTGAGTAAATTGTCTGATTATAATGAAATCCGCGAAAAAATAAATCTATTAGAAAATGAAAATAAGTATTTGAAAGAGAAATTATATGATTTAATATGATGTTTTTGTCTCATTTTTCTTTTCGATTGGTGTAATAATTTATGAAAAATTTATAAATATAATATATTTTTCATGTCATCAACGAACTACAAAAAGTATTATTTTGTGATCCTTGGGTGACAAAAGTTGGTTCAGCCCAAAATACTTTGCATGTCTTTTCTCTAAATAGTGTGTTCATAAAATGGTCAATTGCAATATCTATTTTGTGTTCATTACTTACAAAGTCTACAAATTTTGATGCATATTGTTGTGATATAAGATAACTATCTGAACATCTGCTGAAATTGCTTTCATATATTGATACATTATTCAATAGTTTATCCGATGAAATATGTAAACTGCAGCCATCGCCAACATATAAAGCATCATAATCATTTGGTAATTCTAAAATACATTTATTAATATTGCTAATGAAATTTTCATTCAATATTGCATCATCTTCAAATATCATACAATGAGAATAACCTTCTTTTATTATTCTTTTGTACAAATTGTAATGTGCTAATGTTACAGCAATATAACCTTTCCTTTGTTCATTTTTCAACCATTCTTTATCAAAAACACTTAGATCATATTCATCTAATTCATCTCTGTCAACCTCTTCAAAAAATTCATAATTTGTAATTCCAAGTTTTTCAAATTGATTAATTAAATTTTGCTTTCTTTCTACTAATTTCTTGTAATGAATAACAAAAATCTTGATGTCTTGAAAATTCATTAACTACTTAATAGTTATATTTTATATTTATATATATTAATGTAATGTTTTTTTACTGAAAAACAAAATAATATGTATAAATATAATGAAAATAATCTTTGCAATCATTCGTCATATAACTAAGGAACCTTGTAATACATATGAAGGTTGGTTAGAATGCTATAAATCTATAAGATCATTTTATGATAATGATATAATAATAATTGATAATAATTCTGACTATGACATTATAAATTCACATAATTTTAAAGATGAAAATTTAATAAATTGCAGAGTTTTAAAAGCACAATTTCCAGAATCAAGATTGTTTTCTGTATTCTATGAACTGTTGTTAAGCGATATTAAATATGACAGAGTTATTATTTTACAAGATGGAGTGATTTTTAAAAAGTATGTTGATTTTACATCATTTACTAATATAAAATATATATGGCATTTTGATACAAAATTATATGATGACGATAATCTTATTTTAGAACAATTAAATGTATTGAATAATAATAATTTATTATTAGATAATTATTCTTCCAAATCATATATAGGATGTATGGGTTGTTGTTGTGCAATAACAAAAGATTTTTTACAAATATTGGAAACAAAGCATAAAATAAGTTCATTGGCCTCTATTATTAATAGTCATTTCAAAACAATTGCATTTGAAAGAGTATTATCTGTATTAGTAACTGTAAATTACCCTGATATCAAGAATGATTCTTCATATGAAGGGGAAATTGCAGATATGGTTTGGGGTTATTCATATAATTGTTTAATAACTAATAAGAAACAAATACTTAATCAAGCAAATAAATTAATAAATATAGATGATAAGGCTATTATTAAGCTATTTTTTGCAAGGAATTAAAATATATATTTATAATAAATAAGGAAATAAGGAATTTAAGTATATATTTATAATAAGAAAACAAATTATGACTCGTATATTGATGCCTATCGTTGGTGAAACATTTCGAATAGGAGGACAAGCAACAAGGGAAAGAGGTACAGTCGAAAGTATTCCACATCAAAAATTAGCAACATATTCACATATAAGATTTATCAAATATATGGAACAAAAAGGTATTGATATAGATGTAATTTTTTTTACATATAAGACAGATGACAAAGAACTAAAGGCATTGGAAAGATGGTATAATAATTATGTTATAGACAAGGTATATTTTGATACGCTGTGTAATAATGATAATCATATGCTATCTATAATTGCAGATTATCTTTATAAAAGAAATATTGATAAATATGATTATGTGTTCTTAATGAGATTTGATTTCTATATTAAAGAGTATTTTCAAGATGTACTTTTTAGACTTAATCCTGAAAAAATTATTTTTCCTTTTAGAGATATAAATGGATATAAAAATAACAATGACTGGTTGCAGGTTTGGTATTATGGTATTATAATTCCTAACCGTTTGTATAATTATATATACGATGGTGCATTTTTTCTAGGTCATTGGTCGCATACCAAGTGCGATTTTAATGATTATGAATTTTTAATAAATACACCACATTGGTGTTCATCGTCTTTAGGTTATAATCCTTGTTTTACTAATGTTGGAAGAGAAGATTATAACAAGTATGACTGGGTTAATGAAAAAAATAAAAATTTTTTTGCAGGAAATCCATATGCATATTCACAAATATATAATGATATAATTAATACAGATACATTAAATGAAAACCTACAAAAATATACATTTAGCAATTCATTAGATGATGATATCCAAATTACAAATGGTCAATAAACAATTAGATTTCATTAATATTTATATATATTATATTATTATTAGGTTGTAATGACAATTCTTTGTTGAAACACCCTCCATTAATAAAAATAATGGCAGATTTATTTGCAGTAGAAATTAATTCATCAAATGATTTACATAATAAATTATATCCATATAAAAACTTGTTGATCTTTGATGGAGAATTGTCTAAAATATTTTTGAAAAATAAATGATTTAATCCAAATACAAACAAATATATTGTATGCATTGAACAAGGCCATATATATATATCTTTGTCAATATTATTAAAAATTATATCATGTATTTTGTCGATACAATCATATATATTCTTATAATATGCATTAATTAACAAATCAGGGTTATTTTTAGTAATTAACACATTTTCCGTACATATATTAGTTCTTTTAAATAAAAAAAACACAGAGTGATCTTGATATGATCTATGATTTAACAATTCAAAATTATGTTTCACAAATAGATTTTCTATATAATTGTTATCAATGTAAAATGTATGTTCTGCATTTAATACATGATAAGTTCCATTTTTAATATAAGTTTCTAAATCAGGAAAATTTAGACAAATATATTCTATATTTTTAGAATTTTCAATTTTTTCCATAATTAAATAAGGATCATAAAAATGTTCAAATACATGCGACATTATTATAGTATTTGCAAAAATATTATTTAATTCAATATTTTCTATATAATCATTTATTATTGTTTTATTTTGACATTCACCGTAGTAATAAGGATCTATTATTGTATATTTCGTATTTATAAGTTTTAGTATATTTTCACTTAAATTTCCATTTCCTGCTCCTATTTCTAAGATACCATTTATAGTATTAATATTGTCTTTGATAAATATAGAAAAATCTGTATTCATTTTACTTCTAATAACACCATATCCATCTGCATGATTTGTATTGTAAATTTCATTTAAATCACCTATATACATTGTTTGATATGCATTGCAATTTGTACATTTGTCAATATTAAATGGCATAAACTTGAATTTCTTTTCTTTATTCTCTACATTGTACGATCCTAATGGAATTAATAATTGTTTTTGAAAATATTGTTCTAATTTTTTTGATTTACAAAAAATACATTTTTCTCTCTTTAAAAAATACATGTTATTTATAATATATTATTATATTATTTATATATTATTTATATTATTTATATATTATTTGTTCAATAATTCCTTTTTAAAACTACATATTTATGTTCTTTATTTCTAATCATAAAATCATATAAATATGTATTATCATTTTTAATAGGAATTTGTTGCCATCTAGGTTTAATATTTGTGAAATATAATGCCATTATACCTTGTTCATTTGTTATGCATATGGGGTATTCTATCATAAGTTTATATAAATCATCTACAGTATTTTTGTCAATTATAGATGTGTCAAATAATAATGTTGTGGCTTGGAAATAATCTATATTTAGATTAAAATTATGTTGTAGCTTATCAAAATATTTAGTTTTTGTTTTATCAAATTGATCATGTAATCTCCATGTATATGACGGATATGCATCAGAATGTGCAAGTAGAGTATCTTCTTTTCTTAGATTAAGTATTTGATAAATATCTGAAAAAATAGTAGCACCACAATCAAGATAATATATATATTTCCATTGTTTGAAAAACATATCAAATACATTTATTTTGTGTATACAAATATACTGTTGTTTTACATGATGATATTGTCTTATTAATTGTGTTTGTAATTCTTTAAAATCATCTGTAAATTCTTTATATGGAAAATATTTTACAATAATATTATTTTCAATTATAAACTCTTCATTATATATTTCATCCTTTAAATCATCTCCTATAATCAAACATATATCATCTTTATATTTGCCATTTGTTAATAATTGGGTACAAGTCTCTTTAAATTTAGGTAAAAAAGCTTTATTGCACAAGAATACAGTACATATTTCTTTCATACAATATATTTAATTGTTATGCTTTATATATGTTTTTTTACTATATCACGAGAGTAAGGATGCCAAGAACATTTATGAAAAAAATCTTCCCAATATAAATATGTTTTATAATCATTAGGAGTACCCCAACATAAATAAAAATCAACAGGAAAAACTTTTATTTTATATCCCATTTTTATCAAAGGATTCAATATATCATCTACATAATATTCGCCATTTGTTTGTATATTATGTTTTTTTATGTATTCATAACCTTCTTTGAATATTTTTGATTTCTTGAAAAACATTGTCCCTATAATTGCGTGAATGTTATCTTTATTAATTAATGGTTTTTTGACAGATACATACTGTAATGTATTTGATTCATCTACCTCTAACCAAGCATACATGTTGGGATATAATTTACTTGTTGGATTATTCGTAAAAGACCAAACAATAACATCAATGTTATCATCATAAACAAATTTCTCATATTCATCCATATTATAATAAGATCCATTATCACAAGCAGATATAATAATTGGTTTTTCATCATCAATTTTGTCAACAATAAAGGAACATGTTGTTGCTTGACCATCTGTTACATTGTCTAACGAATAAATTAACGCATTTGGATAATACTGTTTAATCATATTGAATTCATTGGAATATTCATTTATATGTTCTTGAAGTGTAACAATAGATAAATATTTGGTTTTAGGTAAACATTTTAATGCTTGAATGATCATTGGAAGACCATCTACATTCAAAAAAGGTTTTGCTATTTTATATCCAATCATACTGAATCTACTTCCTTTGCCCGCCATTGGTAAAATAGTATGTGTATCATACTTATCACTAAATGATGTCATTGAATTAAGTTTTTTTTTAAAATAAGATGACCACATTTGATATATTTCTAAATCATAAGGAGTACCCCATTGTAACATATTATCTATTTCATATACCAAAACATTTAATCCATCTTTAAGCAACAAATTATACACCATACTTACATAATATTCTCCATTTATATGCATATTATGCAACATTAATTTGTTAAAATATTTTTTCATAATTTCTCCAGATTTGAAATAATATGTACCATTTGATGCATATTCTTCCATTTTATTATCAGTAAATGGTTGTTTTTCTTGAATTTTAGTCAACCACATATTGTTATGCTCCATATATGCATAATGATCTGTTCCTAACATATGAGGATGAAATCCTATGTATGCTGGAATTGCTCCATCTGCATTGGCATTTCTCACCTTTTCTAAAAACTCTTTATAATTCCAATATGTTCCATAGTCACAATATGAAACAATAACTTCATCATCATCTTTTATATGTTCACAAGCTTGTAAAACAGCGTGTACTGGACCTTGTCTATTTTCAACAGAAACTTCTATAATCTTGCATTTTGGAATCAAATTATATAATACTTCTCTCATATTTGTTTCATCAAGATGCTTATTATTACATATGAATGTAAAATTTGTTTCATCTGGAAATAAGTTTATAACATGTTGAATCATAGGTATGTTATCAACTTCAATAAGTGGTTTTGGTAAAACATATCCTGCATTTAGAAAACGTTTACCTACTCCAGACATAGGGATGATAATTTGCATTTTGTTTAGAATATTATATTTAAATATATTTATATAATTTTATGTATTATTATTTGTATAAAATCATTATAAATATTATTTGTATCATACCATAATAACCATTGTATATATCATCAAATTGAATAAAATCTAAATTATTATTTTGCAAGTATTCAAATATTAATACTTTATTAATATTATTATTTATTTCTAAACTAATTATATTATTGTTGTAATTGATTAGCTCAAAATAAGATTGAAAATATTTGAGCCTACTCTCAATAATATTATATGTTGTATTTTTCAAATGGATTTTCAAAAAAATATCAGGTTCTTCTAAAACTTTCCATTGATTTATATCTATATCCTGTTTTGTATAATATTCAATAATAATATCAGAGTACTGTTTTTGAGGCAAAATATATTTCTCATAATCCTTTTGTCTGTTTTTAATGGAATTTATCACATTTTCTTCAATATGATTTCGCTCCATTACATCTCTTTTCAATTTCCAGTAATATTGCAAAGTTTCTTGAGTATTCATATAAACTTTAATGTCTATAATGTCACGTAGACTATTATTATATAAAGTATGCAAGCCACATAAAATTATGTTATTTTTTGATTTTATTTGTTGTTTTGATGTAAACTTGCCGTTTGTATGATCATAATCAACTGCGTAAATATCATTCCCTATCTTTAAATTGAAAGTATCTTCCTTCAATTTTTCAAGATAATTTGAATGTGGATTTAAATGAGTATAATTATTCCAATTTATATCATTTCTTTCCCATTTATGATATCTATCTGTCTCTAAAATTATTTGATTATTAAATTTGAATATTTTTTCAATTATTCTAGTTATATTAGTTTTACCTGATGAAGAATTCCCGCTAATACCAATAATATTACACATAGATAGAACTAATTTATAGTCCAATGGAAATCTTTCAACTTGTATATTTTTTTCATTCAAATACTTTGCAAGAACAATTTCTGAACAAGTGTTAGATGATGTATATTTATATATATTATGGAATAAATTTGTATATATTGCCATAGTATTAGGATCTGCTATTGCAATTTGATCATTTATACTTGCTTCATTTATTTTACAATTTATATCATAAATATCATTATATAAAGGAATATATAATTTATTTTTACTAAATTTATTGAATATTTCATCTATATTTTGTAATATAAATAAATCAGATCTTATTCTTACAATATAATCATAATTATTTACATTTTCAATTATTGAGAATACCCTATAAATTTTATACCATTGATAATACATATTTATTTGCTTTTCTGTTTGATAAATTATTGGGATAAGTGGTTTATTATCTATAATTATACTTTTGACATGACTTAACTCATATAACTCTGTTATATCCAATTTTTTATGTAAATATTTATTTTCTGATTCATGCATCTCAATATGTATATATATATCATATTGTATTGTACTACATTTACTGATCAATTGTTTTATACTTTGAACTAATGTCCTAGATATACCAGAGTAAATAAAACAAATTTTCATATAAACAAATATACTAATATTTATGTAGATATGCTTAAGTTAGTTATTATTGATTTAGATGATACTATAATAAATTATTCACAAGCAAATTCTATTGCATTTCAAAATTTATTCAATGAATTGCAAAAACTTTCAAATACAAAATATGAAGACATTATTAGATTTCATAAAGATATAAAAAATAATTTAAATATATTATACAATAATCAATTTATATGTCATGATAAATTATTGCAGATAAAGTTATTATGTAATAGATTGAAAATCAATGATATAATAGTTATGTCTAATTTGTATGATATTTATGAAAAAACATTTTTAGATACAATTAAATTACATCACAAATGTTGTGAGTTTTTACAGCTTTGTAAAACAAAAAATATAAAGGTATGTATAATGACTAACAATTTGCTTCACATTCAATTGAAGGTTTTTGAAAAACTCAATTTAAATTATTTGGTTGATACAATGTTTACATCAAATGAATTTTTTTATGAGAAACCACATAAAGAATCATTGGAATATATTTTGAATCATTATGAAGTTTCAAAAAATGAGACAATTATTATTGGCGATAGTATAGCTAATGATATAGCTTGGGGGGAAATTAATGGAATAAATACTATATTATGTGATAACAAATGTAAACAAACATCTTTTTATAATTGTATAGATTATATTATGAATTTAAGTTCATAACTCATCTAAGAATTTCACAATACTTTTGCTTTTTTTGTTATAATTTGATATGAAAATATTGTTTGTATTTTGCAATTTTTTTATAACTTCATTATGATATTTTTCACTTTGTGAAGGAGGATAAGTATAATACCATTTTGTTAAAGTATCCTTCTCAATAATTTTAGTAATTATGTAATTATATTCTTTAGACATATATAAGATTGCTCTAGATATAAATCCTCTTGAAACTGTATTTGGAATAAACAATTTTTGTTTATGATTCACAAAATTATCAAAGTCTAGCTGTATCCAATGTTTATCATTTGTAAGTGTATCTGTATATTTATAATTTGATCTGTTCACATTTAAATCATTTAATGTTTTTATAATATTATGCATATCATTATAGTCTTTTTTATTCAAATGTGAGCGTGGAAATATGTGTTCAGCTGAATATACATTATTTTTTAATCTGTCTTCTACATGAAAATTCTTTTCTAGATAAATAGATGGCATTTTATTATCAAATATTATTGCTTGTCTAAGAATATTAGTACATTTTATAGTGTTTCCTGCAAATGATTTTGCAAACATGATACTAAATATTAACAAGCACTTAATCATTGATTATAATGTTCTATAAAGAACAGATATCATTTTTTTGTTTTTATAATACTATTCCTTTTGAGTACATTTCAAATTCTCATAAAATTCTTTCACATCTGCATTACACATTATAGAATCTTTATCAAAATTTATCAATTTTATATTTTCAATACTTCTTGCTCTTGATAATGCAGTATATAACTGTCCTTGAGCAAATATTAAACTACTTGCATCAATCTCTACAGCATCTAATGTAGCACCCTGTGACTTATGTATAGAAATAGCATATGCTAATTTTAAAGGCATAAATTTGACATATGTATTATTATTTTCATTTATATCTTTATGATAATATATCATATGATATATTTTGTTAGACTTTATACATACTGATGTTGGTGTAAGATTACATATTATACCTATTGTTCCATTTATAAGTCCTTTATCAAAGTTGATATTTCTAGTAACCATTACTTGCAATCCTTGGAAAAGTTCAACAATGTACTCTTTTGTATCTGTTTTTTTATCATTTGTATATGCATTATATCTAAATATATCCTTCTCACTATTGTAATCAGTTGCAGTCAATAATTCAATATCATATTCTGTATGCATTATGATAGGATTACAACTAATCTTTCTAGCGTCTTCACAAAATTTCTTATGAGTGCTTAGATATAATTTTTCAAATGCTATTTTATTTACAGCATCAACATCTGCTCTTAAAGCAAACAATTTTGCAGGCTTTATATCTTCATTGAGTACATTATTCTGCAATTTAGTCAATTTGTTTATAGTTGTGCTAGAACAATTTGCAAATCTTACTTCTTGTAATATTTGTTTTAATTCTTCATCATCTTTCTGTCTAACTATTTCAGTCAAATATATGTACTCAAGATTTAATTTACGCCAAGTATCACATTGAAAACAGTAATCTCCTTTCACAGGAGATAGCTGACAAAAATCACCTACTAATATTGTTTGAACGCCACCAAATGGTTTATCATTATCCTTTATTTTGTTTACACCTTTGCACATTTAAAACGCCGATTTTAAGGCAGGTAATTTTTTAGTTTCCGTGTTCTATTTGATGGTTTCTTTACATATTTTTCTGTTCTATTATATGCTCCCTTAAATATATTTTCATATTTTTCTTTTGGTATATCTTTTATAACCTTTTCTATATTTTCTTTTAGTTTTTCGTGTGTTAATCCGTCTAACTTTTGTAATCTTGACTTTAACATACTAAAATAATTTTCAATTGAATTGGTAAAATGTTGATATGGAACAGCATATAATA